TGAATAATAATCTTTTTCGAAAATCGAAAATGAGAATTGAGTGTTTCCTGTGTTGATGAGGTTCAAGTAAGCGTCGGTTGGTGGAATGACAGCCTGAGATACATCAAAGTATCCGTAGTTCGGAGCCCCCCACAAACATCTCACACTACCATTGAAAATATTTTGGTTGTCAGCCATCTGTGTGCGTGTGGTTGGTATCGTTATCAAACCAGAGGGGGGGAATGATAAACACTCCTCAACCACTTGATTCACATTACTACCGAATGAAGGACAAATATAATATACAGGTGCCGATGAATTATTGTTCGGGTCACAAACATTTGGTTCCAAGAAAAGGTTTGCTTCGGGTATAATTACTGACCAAGTTTTTTCGGTATAAAATTTGCCGTCCGTAATTGCACCATTAATGTTTGAAGTTGAATAATTGTGTATTCTGACACCAGCATTGATACTTGTTTGTATCTCCTCGTTAGTGTACCCTGAATATAAATCTACTCCATTAACAAAATAACAATAATCGGAAATCAATTGTGGATAGAATCCAACTTGTTGAGTCAAAGTTTGTTGTCCAATTGTTTGCCCCGTAATTGATACATTGAGGTTGTTATACTTGAAATTGTATATGTGTGATAAATCACTTGTTGGTGGGTAATAGTTTTTCTTATAATCAAATCCTTTCCAAACGTTACCAATAATATCTCTACCGTTAGTCTTGTAGGTTTTATATCTGTGCCAAATTGAACCTAACTTTAAAATCCACGCATAAGGAACTTTATGAATTGCTCCAAACTTATTAAAACAAGATGCAATGTAATCGAGTTCGTTAAAACTGCTGTCTGTGGCTGTTTTATATCTCTCCCTTAGTGAAGCTAAAGGTAATGAATTGAGGAATAGATAAGCCGCAGCGACGTACGGGTATCTTTCGTTTGACCTTTGGTTGTTAGTACCTTCTTGAATCGCGTTAACAAAAAACGGAGTATTCAACATAGAGGTTGTTGATGAAAAAGGTATGGGTGAGCCACTTGGTGGTGTTGAAGTTATCACCCCTTCGGTTGCAAGAAACTTATTAGGTTCTGCCAACCTTGTTTGATAAAATTGACTTATCACAAAACTACTTTGTGGTGTCGGATTTTTCTGAGAAAGCAGATAACCGAAGTTTGTTACAGGTCTATTGGTTATGAAATCATTTAAATCAGAAAAGTTAGAAATAATATTTCGTTCCTTGAATACTTTTAAAGTACTTGATGCTTTGAAAACCAAATCATCTTTCGATATACTTGAATTAGCAAGGTTTCCCAAATCCCACGTATAATCTGTAAAAGGATATGTATCTACAATTTTTGGTGCGTTGGGAACATTTTTAATTAATTGTTCTAATGCCTCGACTTTCGGATTGTTCAACGGATTCTTACCTATATTTTCCAACGATAATATACTGAATGGGTTTTCTGTATCCACTCTTAAGTAAGGGGTTACGTATATGTCTCTTATAAATGTTTGCCATGATTTACCTTTCCCCGCGTTCGAAACGTTTTCCAAATTATCTTCAAAATTTGCAGAGGTCAGCTTATAATTTTTCAAAGTGAAACTTAGTAAAACCGCGTTCAATGCAATTTGCGTGACAATGTTGTTTACTTCGACTTCTGTATTTAATTTTATAAGTTCCTCAAATTGATTGTTCATCGCTCTGTTGTATCCTGAATAATGACTTGTTATAAATTGTCTTTCCCAAATCTCATATAAAAATCTTATCTCTTCTTTTGTGATGTAAGCAATATCACTCTGAGGAAATTCTATAGCGTTAATGTTAACTTCATTAGTATCGTTTTGGTTTTTCAGTATCTCGGGCGCTAAAGGGGGGTTGAACTTTTGGTTAATGCCTCTCAAATATTCTTCAACAAACTCAACCTCCGGCCAAACAGTATAGAGGTTACCCCTCGTATATTGCACAAGTGAAGGGTCCCCCAAATACTTAAGTTGAAAACGCCCTTTCTTATCTTCGTTTGTTTCTACGAAAAATTGTGGCCATGGGTATACCGGTATCTCGGCATTTTTTAATTGTTCTCTTGTGATATAGCTGTTCGGGGCTATCGCAACGTAGTCGTAACTATCGGAACTTTTCGCAGATGAGGGGTTATTCAATATTACATCTTTCCTAATTGGGTTTGTTCTTTGGCTCCAAGCATTAACGTGTACATCGTCCATGAGTCTGACGAACGCATCTGTAGAGGCCATAATTACCGCAACCATATTTCTAACTGATGGTCTGAAACCAATCCCTGTTTCGGTGTCTTCAATTTTTTTAGCAAGCTCGGCCGTTATCAGTGCCTCATAACTTGATAATTGGTTTTGAGCGTTTGCCTTAAGAAGATTTATTGCATCATCAAATCTTTGTCCCAAAATTGGTATCTGTACGTTGAATGTTCCTACTTGTGTATTGAACTCAAAAGTGAAAAAATCGGGCGGTTTCAATTCTATTTGTAGGGCACCTGTTTCTTCATCCTCTTCAATTTTTGGTTCACCCGCCAATAATGTCGGATAAGTAATTCTGATTTTTTCTACTTGTTGAGGTGTTAATTTCTCTAAAGGAATTGCTGTTTGTGCGGACGTAGTCTTATACCAATCAATACTTTTCAAGTCAACACTTTTTGAAATCATTTTATAAGTGATTGGATTACGTAGTGGATTAGTACCCGATGTTCCAAGGGTTGGGTTTCTTGCCAACATCCCATTATTCTCGGTGATAATTGCTTGTAATTCACTTCTTGCGTTTATCTTTTCCTCTTCTTTCAAACCACGTTTGAAAACATAATATCTATTGTCGTTACTTAAAACAATCGGCTTTGTGTCACAATATTTGATAAACCAAGATGATGGTAAATCTCCTCTTACGGCATTAAAATATGTTGTAAGCTGTTTTTTATACTCTCTGATATTAGTTAGAGGTTCCAATTTGACAGGGGGAAAAGAATTCAATATGTTTTTCTCAAAGTTTTCTAATTTGTCCATCAATTGAGCAACTGTCAACTCGGGAAAATCGGGAGGTATAAGACCTTTGGATTTATACTCCGCATATACTTCTCTAATTTTTTGGTATCCTCTTTCTGTGACTATTTGTTTAGCCACACCCGTTTGTGAATTGGACGCCTCTTTTGCTAAGGTTCCTTGTGTTTGAGAGTCTTGTTGTTTACCAGATTGTTGTAATTGTGCTGGAATGTTTTTCAACTCAACAGTGTCAGGATACATGTGAGGTAGAGCCAACAAATGAGCCATACTTATTTCACCCATTATGTTGAACTTGTATCCAAAAAATTGTAAACTGATTTGATAGTTACCACTGAAACTATTAAATCTACAATTAAAGTCTTTCAATTGCAATTGATATCTTATCGCTTGTCCGTAGTATCCTTTGAGAGTAAGATAAAATTGGGGGTAAGGTAAGTTAAAAAAAGCAGAGTATGGTGAGTCCTCCCCGAGTTGAAAAAGCGCCCTTCCTTGTACATCTTCAAGTTCAATTTTTACATTAGGAACAAAAGAAGTATTTGTGGTCATACTAATTTGTGTAATTCCAAGCAACCCTTGGTCAATCACATCGTTTTGGTTTTGTACTGTGTTTTGGAAATACGGTTGTTGTCCATTCATTTGCTTTTGAGCAATTTGAAGAGGTTGATTTGTACCTGCCTTTTTTGTGCTGTCTTGACCTGTGAGTGTGTCGTAGTACCCCGTATCTAAATAAGTGTTTTTGGTTGGTTTTAGAAAATTGATTTTTGCAACAGATATTGTCTGTATCCCTGTGGAATTAGCACTTGCTCCAACAGCCATCTTAGTTCTAGGTAAAACATCAGCTTCTAAATTAGCATACATAACAAGTTTTTCGTGGTCAACCAATCTTTCATTAACGTTCCCGAAATCGTCAATTGTTTTGTTTGGGTCAACTACGATAATATTGTTATAATCAAATTCTACCAATATGTTACCGCTGTTATCGGCTTGAATATTACCTGCCATAATAATAAAAATAATTCTCTATTGCCGCCTTATAATCTTGTAAAGATGGTAGTAAGGGGAATGGAATAATCAAGATAGCACCATCATAGATATTATTCTCTAATCCTCCGAATTGAGGATTTGCTTGTAGAATTAGCCAATTGTAAACAGGAGAACTATAGAACTCTTGTGAAACTCGGTCTAATCTACTTCTCCCAACTTTATAGATATAAGATTTATCTGTGACTTTTGGCGGTATGTTTACAAAAGGCACAACTGTTTGTTCTCCATTTATAAGGAACTCACTATATCTGTTATAATAAGGAAAGTTTGGCATTAATTCAATTTAGACTTGGATACGTACTGAAGAGGCACTCCTCCGTTAGGTTTATCATTCCAAGTATTTGTACTGGTGTTTATGTTGATTGTCGAGCCCAACTGAGTAATTAAAGTTTTTTGTGCGGATTTGTTTGAGTCACTCGCAGAACTAGCCGTGGTAAATGTTAACTCTCTTGTTTTTTTTGTAAACGGAGTATAAATTACAAATTTTTTCAATCTTCCTTTTTCTAAGTTGTCGATAAACTGTAAAGTTATGTCGTTCTCTTGTTTGAATAGTTTTCTACAAGTCTTAATCCAATACTCATCGAAAAACTTTTCAAATACCCTTTGACTTGTAACCGGGACTTGTGCAGTTTGGAAAAATTGTGGACCTATAAGTTTGTTTTTGAAATCTTGATATTTTGTTTCATCTATAATTGTCTGAGCAAGGACAAAATATTCTCTTCTAAAATTGTTACTTGTGAACTTCGAATCGGTAGAAAATGGAAAGAATACGTTATCTACGGTAAGTTTATCCGCACCACTTTGTTTTCCGTCATTAGGTGAGATTGGAAATACCAAAGTTCCTTCGTAACTTTTTTTATCTCCTGTGAATACAAACTTACTGGTCGTAGTAGTTGCGGTATTAAAAGCAACCATATCATCTCCCATTTTTTTAATGTCATTTTTCAATTCCGTGAATGTATCTGTTGCTCCGAGAGGTGTGGAACTCACCTTTGTGGTACCACTGATATTATAAATCTTAACGGGACCTTTATTAAATTGGAATCCATCTGTACCTGTGTTTTTCGGTGATTCTGCGTTGAACGTGATTACGTTCATTTTTGCAAAAACATTAATCAAACCTTGTTCTTGTTGAACCGTGCTTTGAATTATTCCTGTTATAGCATTCTGATAGGAACCTTTGATGTTATTAACATAATTTTTGTAATTAGTCTTAACTATTGACAAGAATGTCGGACTAAAATTATTATTTCCGGCATTAATATATTGTAAAAACCCATCAGAATTATTATCTATTTCCTCTATAAACTTAGCAAAAATCGCATCGAACCTTTGTTGGACATTGTTTGGTTTACCAAATAAAGGTATATCTTCGGTATTTGTTACCAAATTACCTTTGACATAGTTTCGTTCTGTCATCCATTGTTGACGTACTCCATTATTGTATTGTCTGACAATCTCTTTATTTTTATTAACAATATTTTGGAAATACGTTTGCGTGGTCTCCAAGGCTTTGGTCATAAAGTCTGTATACTGAATCGTGCCCGTATCTTCAGTTTGTCCTGTGGTTCCCGAAAGTACTATGCCGGTAATTGTACCGATTGTGTTGTCATTATCTCTACCGTTTATATTTGCTTGATTATTTGATGGAGGTGCGGTACCCAATCCCGTCTTCAAGAAATCTGCATCTATAACCTTATAACTTGAATCAGTAACATCTGCTCTGTCATCATACATTTCAGTATTTGCATAGTAATTGAAGGTCAAGGCGTTTTGTAGTTTGTCGATAGAGGTTTTAAGTCCGCTTCCTCCAACAAACTTGAAGTTTAATGTAACAGTCGCAATCATTGGTTGAATACCAATCCCTTCTGGATTTATATCTAAGTTTTCATAACTTAATTGTAGACTATCAGGAAGAATTTTCGTGTTATAAAAATCACCTACCCTCAACACTAAAACAGGTGGAGAACCGAAGGCTGTGTTGGTTGCATTATTATATTCCAACGAAGTAAAACCTTCTCCCGAGTCTTTAATGGTTGGTATCGTTTGCCCAGGTCTCATACATTGTTGTAAGAATGTCAATCGTGAATTTAAACCCTCTGGTGTAATTGAGTGAAACGCTGGTTGAAAAAACTTCAATTTGTCTTTCAAATTGTCATACACCATTGGAGTCTCTTCCTTGATGGTCTCAAAGTAATCACACTCCGATAAAAGGGCTCTTAATATTCTTTTTGTAATATTGTCTCTTGGAACCAATTGGTCTTCAGGTGGTGGGGTTCTAGTTGTTGACGGTACAACATTTCCTATCGGATTTTGTTTATTTCCTGGTGGTGGGGGATTAGTGGGTTGATTCAATTTATATTCGACTCGAAGAATGAATGCCCTCCTACAAGCCATAGCGTTCGTAGTGTATACTTCATTCGCCTTAACCGAAACATCACCTCCAACCGCTTGTGGGTCGGAATCTGTACATGATACCGTTTTACCTGCAACCTCATTACCCTTTTCATCATATTGTTTAACTTGTGCTTGTTCACCTAATTGTCCGTCTTGTTGGAAAATAAGTTTCTTTGGGTCACTACCGTTAATATATTTTTTTAATTCTGTATATCCATTGAAGAATTCTCTTGCCGAAGAAACTCTTCTCACAGAAAGTTCCTTATTGTAAGCAATTGTTGCTGGGGCTGAAGCACTCGCATTCAACACTACGGTAACTGAGCCCGACTCGGCCTGATTAAGTTCTTTAATCAATTCTTTAGCCATTTCGTCAAACTTGTCTTTATTTGGTTTAACTACTTTTTCAAAAAAGTTTTTTGTTGACGCTGCGGTACTCGGACTTTTTTTCTCGTATGATGTGATGTTCGCATCAGAAATATATTGTTTATAGAGAGCATTATAATCCAAAGGTCCTGTCTTTTTCGGAAAGTCGTTTTCGAAGTAAAGGGCGTTGTTATAATATTTTTCAAATGGGTTTGCACTTGCGTTTCCTTGTGTTGGATTTGTCGCACCATTTGGAGAATTATTCCCCGTTTGTTGATTTGCAATTACGGCTTGTAATTGGTTTCTTGTAAGCTCTTTTGAACTGATTGCCTGTTGTAATTGATAGAGGTCGTTAGGATTTATTGTGTAGTATTTTTTTGCTAGTTCATATAAATCATATTTTCTACAACCAGCAAAAAATGATTCTAAAATACTATCAACTCTATTTTTGTTTGTTTCTTTAGCTAATACCTTATTAACGATAACATTCAGAACCGAAGGGTGGTCCACAACTATCTTCCACTGAAGCTGTCCTGACCTTGATGTATTGTTGTAAGTATATATTGGTTCGGGTCTTCCTAAGAAATCGTTTGTTTTCCAGTTTGTACTAGAACTCTCATTGAAACTTAAACCGTAAGGAGGGAACCACATAACCCTACCACCGTTAGGCCCTCTTTCACATATTGGTAAATCATTTACAGAAAATCCTGCTGTTGAGGATGTTCTCCAAGCAAGGTTTTCGAGTGAGAACATATATTTCTTTGCATACGCGGCGTTAGTGCTAGAACCTCCAGGTCCGTTAATAAGATTTGAGGAATCTTGTCCTCCCTCTTGCTTGTTTGGTGCAATGTTAAGGTTATAAGTTTTATCTAAAACAGAATAAGAAAATCTTCTACCCTCTGTGACTACACCATCTGTCTTTTGTAAATCATTATACTGTAAGTAAGGTATATCTTTAGCAAAAACTCTACAATATTCAGTTCCTACTTCTTGCCCTATTTCTCCAACATATTTGTAAACTCTTGAACCTTTGGTAAGTTCTTTATAACCATCGTTGAATACTTTTGAAACTTGGTCAATTGCGTTACCCACATGTTGAAGTCTTTTACCTCCCTGTGGTTGGCTATCAATAATTCTCTGCGTGTCATCTAATATAGACCCTTGGGTATATTCAAGGTTCGTTGATTCTGTGGTGTTGTATGAGGATGGTCTAAAATCTTCATCTTGGTTAACGATTTCACCATTTATACCGACTGTTTTTCCTGCATTACCTTTGTATTTTTTTGACACCCAAGTAAAACCACCTTCAATACCACCACCATCAGAGTAAATTGGACCGTTCGCACCGAGTCTTACTTCTTTACTTGGACCCTCATACAGTTGAGCAAGTTCTGAAGGACCATATACAGGTGACTGTTGTTCAATACCATATGAATTAACAGGTATATCACCTGCTGGTGAAAAAACTCTCGAGGGGTCGGAGCTCAAACTACCTATATAATAGTTTGCGTTGTTTGTTGTAGAACCTACTAATGCACCTACAACTCTGTCAAACAAAGTTCGGTCCAGACTAGGTTTGTATCTATTATAATTTATATTATTGAATAAACGTGACTTTTGTCCACCACCCATGTTATTATACATGATTTGTGAACCTGTCTGCCCACCACCCAACAATCTATTGAAAAACTTACCGACACCAGACTTTCTAAACGCGTTAGTCATTTGTTGGATTGTCGTAGGTTGTATAAGTGATGTGTTAGGGTCAAAGTAGTTTCCTGGAATTGGTGATATAGGGATTGTACTTCCGGCAAGTCTCAAAGCAAAATCTGTCGCCGCAATTATCGGGTTAGCAGGAATTGTGATTTGGTAATTTGGTTCTATAATTGGAACTCTTCCTGTTACAATACTTAAAACATCTGTTCCTCCTCTTACATTGAACGCGTTAACTCTTCCAACCGTTTTTCTCACAATCTGCGTTGCGATTCTTTTTTGGAATAAATCTCTAAGAGTCGCTGCACCCAATTTAGCAATAAATGAGTCCCTACTCAATAGCCCGTTACTACCCTGTGGGTCAGGAGATAATAGAATTGAAACGGGACCATAACTTGAATAAACGAACTGTGGATATGGTTGGTTATTGAATCTGTTGGAGTATCCTGCTGGTCGATTTAAACTTGATATGAACTCAGCTCCGTCAATTTGTAATTGATTACCGTCTGAAAAAGTGTTGAGTGGTTTCCACTTTTGTGATTCGGGTAAAGCTTCGTCAATTATCCTTGCATCTTGTATTCCGTACTCCCCTTCATTTGATTTAGAGTTAAGTAGTGCATTTGGGTCAGGTGCTTGTTTATATCCACCTTCATTTCCGTACTGGTTAAGTGGATAAAGTTGATTAGCAAAAGATGGTTCGTCAATTAACTTGTCGGGACTATCTTGTACGGAGGTATCTGACTGAACGTATTCTACATTTATGGGGAGCGTCGGTCTACTTGGTGCTTTAGCATACGGTGTAAGGTTTCTGGTTATGAGCCTTTTTCTGAAACCGTCTGAACTTACAAAATCTAAAGGACTTCCCACTCAATATTATTTCTTATAAATAGGTAATTATGGTTTTTTTTAAACCATTTTTTGATATGCGAAAGGAGGCATGGTCTGATTCGCTTTATCAACTTTCATGTATTTCATGATTTGTTCTGTGAACCCTGCTTTAAACTCGTTAGAGTTCAATACATTACTTAGATATTGTTTGTCAACTCCTGCCGGTGCGTTCACCGTTATGGTCCATGGGTCGATTGAGACTTTTTGTGTAATTGTCATGTTCCCGTTCTCTTGGTTGACATTTGTCACGGCTTGTGCCATCTCTCTATCACCTCGAACAAAATTTTCAGGCACATTCTGTTTTTGATAATCTGTTCTTACTTTTTCATCTGGTTTGAAATCAATCCCCAAAGGCTTTGGAGTGTTGGCTGGTTGCATTTGGTAGGGTATTGTTGTTGGTTGGGTTTGGGTTTGGGTTTTGTTTTGCTCTAATTTATCGTTGATTGTTTTTAAAGAATCGTTGTAGTTAAATCCTTGTTCTTCCAAGAACTTTTTGATAAAGGTAAGTTCGTCAGCCTTGAGTTCTTTTTTCCCCGCTTCTACCGCCTTTCCGAATGCTTCCTTCAAAAAGTCTTTTACTTCCGTGCCGAGTCCTTCGTAAGCCTTGGCATACTTATCGGCGTTTGTCATACCTTTACCTTGTAAAATATCTTTCCCGAGTTGTAAGAGAACATCTCCCGCTTTTTCAAACATTCTTCTGGTGCCCTGTGTGCTAGCCATACCAGAGATTTCTCCACCCATATTTCTAGCAACATTACCCACCCTTTGCGTTTCCCTTAAAACACCTGTTTGACTTGCGGCACCATAAAGAAGTGTATTTTTAATTACTTTTACATCTGCGGAGATTGTTTCGTCGAATCTCATCTGAGCTCTCGCGATTTCCTCCATAGTTTTTGGAGCGTCGGCTTGTTTTTTTATAAGCTCATCTATTTGTTTTTGACCCAATTGATTAAATTTCACATATTCTCCACCTGGTTCAATCTGCACCTCGTATTGACCACCATCACCCATTCTTCCGATGTTAGCAAGCAACATCTTATCTTCTTCATTTTTGAACTTTATTGAAGGACTTATTTGGGATAATCTTGCATCGAGTTCTGCAGCAGCAATCCCTGCTTTAGATAAACTTCCTCTCATCAATCCAGCCTCTTGTTCTACTTCTCGTAATCTTAAGACACCCTCTCTACTAATTTGGAACTTACCTGCTTCTTTGTTGAACTCAACAAATTGTTTACCAATGTTAATCAAACTATCTTGAAGACCTGATGGGTCTGTTATGGATTGGTTCAACATGGAGAATGGGTCTCCTATACTTCCTGCAGCAACACCGAGTCTTTGAAATGCGGATGCCATGGCGATTGCACCTTCGGGGTTCATAACCCTATCTGCAAAATCCAAAGTGTTTTGCATATCGAATCTCAAAATGGAAGCTTGTGCCGCCATTTTGGTAAAACCAACTACACCTTTTTCGAATGAAAATCTGTTAACATGGTCGAGATTGCTCACAACAGATTTTGTAACTTGTTCAACATTTCCCCCGATACTTCTAACATAGTTGACTACGCTCTCCATCTCATCCCCAACCTTGTTCAATCCGTATCCGGCTTCTAAAAAATTCTTGGTCAATGTTCCCACACCTACTCCCGTTACCCTAAAGGTAGCATAGAGTTTCTCCATTTGGTCTGTGGTCGCAATTGTGTTTCTGAGGGATTCCTTTGCAACTTCGGACATGGTTTGACCGACGGTATCAATATTACCACCAAGTCTTGTTATGGATGGTATTGCGTCTGCGGCCGCTTGTTGAATCTCAACTAACCTTTCCCCAGTCTGTCCGAAAATCTTATTGATTTCATAACCTTTAACGATGAGGTTTGTCATCGTGTCTCCCAATCTAGCACCAAAGTTTTTGCCTAAATCAGTCAGCTCGTCTGTGATACTCTTAAGAGATTTTACATTTGGGTCTTCACCACTCATTTGAAACATAGAAGGTTATTTAATATATAAATACAAAAGGACTGATTTTTCTCAGTCCTTCTTATGTTCTTCAATCCACTTATCCAACATGTACTTTCGAATAAAAATTGGCATTTTTTCAAAATCTGTGTAACTGACATTCATCAGTGTTGTAAGATAATAGTATTCGTTGATTTGTCCTTTCCTATACTCAGAAGAAAGGGCGAAAAAATTCAACCCCAAAACCAACATTGACAGCTAGTTTTTCTCCTGATGGGGCTATTACAACTCGGACCATGTCCAATCTCGGTTCATTTTCATTCAAGAACTTTCTGATATGTTTAGAATCCATAATCGGTAAAGATTCTATGAACTTTGCAATTTCCCCTTTGTCGGTAGTTCCGTTGACCTCAACAATTTGTTTATTCAACGTCCATGTAATTTTCGGGGCGACTCTTCCTTGTGGGTATGTTTCTGCTTGTTTTTCAATATCCAATATCTCACCATAAGTGAGGGGTTTCAATTTTACTGTTGAGTTTGTTTTAGGAAGTTGTATCGTAAATGTTCCGTCTTCGTTTGGTTTTTGACCATCGATTGTTGAAAGTTGGTCTAACATAACGGTTGTGTTGAAGGGATTTCCATTTTTTGGGTCTTTGAGGGATAATGACATTTCAGGTCCGAACCCTGTGTTTCTCAAAAATACCAAAATGGCTTCTACATCACCTTGTAGTAAATCTTCGATTCTTAAGTCTGGTTCGTAGATTTTATTTCTGAGTAGTGATATAGTAAGGTCGTTGCCTCCCGCCATCAATATGTTTTCATCTTGAGCGGTCAAATATCCTACTTTGAGTGATTTCTTTTTATTCTTATAAAACAATCCACCTGAAGGTAAGGGTACCACGTCGTGTGGAAGTGTAATTTCTCTTTGTCCGTATTCTCTTGATTGGTCTTGCATAAAAAAAATTAACCGTATAGTTTAGTCCTATACGGTTAAATATAATCAATTGTTTTTTTTTATAAATACTATTAATAGACAAGAACACATCTGTCCATTCTGAGTGTCGCTGTGATTGTTGCAAGTTGGTCTTGGTTGTATCCTAAATTGTTAAAGTTAACATCAGTCAAGAACGTTCCGTACAAAATCCACTTTTCTACAACAACTCCCGTTGGGTCCAACATCTCGAGGTCAATATCTTTTTTATAACCCGCTGCATAACCCATACGACCTGTCACTGATTCAGCATGTAAACGAACCCACTCCATAAGAGCTTGTGATGCAGATGGTCCAATTGGGTCTCTGAATGTTACGTTCAAAGTTTGCCAAGTAAATCTTCCTGCAACATACGTAGATGTATTCAAGAAAGGGATTTCAGTTGCAGTAATGGAGATGTGCGGTCTTGAAGTTGACTCTACAAACCACTCATTAATACCCAAGCTCGATGGAAATCTTAGAATAAATCGATTCTGACGTTTCGGCTCGTAAGGTATTGGCATTTTCATTAATAAATCAGCCATAATATATTAGATTTTTTTCTTTGTTTATTACCTATAAATATAGGGTTATTGAAAATATTTCTCTTTACTTTAATTTTTAAAAATGATATCGTTATTTCACTTCTTTTTTTGTTCCACCAGCTGTAGAAAATGTTTTAATATCATCTAATTTATTTTCAAAATGTTTTTTCATCAATTCTACATTTTTAGGGTCGTCATCTGAAAAACCTATAGCTGGCTTGCTAGGTATAAACTTATTTCCTAAATCTTTTTTTAGGTATGCCTTTTTATTAAGAATAGCAGCCATACTCTTTATATAACTAACAAAATCATCCATCGCTATCACCTTTAATTGTTCAGGACTTGCAGCACTATCTTCGTTTCCAAAAGACACTGGATGATATTTGTTCAATTCCAAATAAGACCTTATTAATTCTTCATCAGTTAGATTTTCCTCGTCTGTGAAACTTCTATACTTTTTCAGATTCTTTAATACTTCTTCTTTATTTATACCTTCATAATTGTTTATAATATAGTTATAAACCGCTTCTTTGAGTATATTAGGATTATGACCACGAGCCGTTATAATTGCAAAAATTGAGCCATTATTTATAGACTCCATAAAATCTTTCCAAGCTGGTCCTGGCTTTGCGGACATCGCATCAATCAAAAATTGTTTATCACCATAACGTCTAAAAAACCTGAATGGGTCATCGGAGTAACCAACAATTGTATGACCATTGTAATCGAAATCTCTTTTTCCTATTTGATGTCTGTATTCAGCGAAGTCCTCAGTACTCATACCTACCTCTTTACCCTCGTCATCTTTAACTAAAATCTTAGTTGGCATATGAACAATATTGTCATCCCAATCAAAAGCATAATACTTTAACTCTGGGGTTTTCTCATCAATAAAAGCCTCTAAAAGAATTGTTCTCATAGGGAATTAAAAAAAGGGGGGATTAAGTCCCCCCTCTTATATTAGATATTTTCGAAGGATGCTCCCGTTGGAGTTATAAAGAATTCAATTTCTATAAACTCAAGTGCCTTCGTAGGTTTAAGGTAAACTTTACCTGAAAGTGTATTTCTATCCAAATCTTCAGGAGAAGAAGAAACTGTTACACGGAAATCATAAAGACCCCTATCTCTTCTTATACCGTCTAAAATTGGGTTGACACTATCCAAAAATTGTTGTCTTACAATTTGGTCATTCTGCTCGAACAATAATCTAACAGCAACTGCTGAAATTAATTTTCTCGCTTGTAATAACAATCTTCTTACATTCAATCTGTTCAATGCAGAGTCTGCAATTTGTAATGTTTTATTACCGAAGATTACAGTTCCTACATCAGAGAAGGTTGCTATTGGATTGATTCTTCCTTGATATAATGTATCTCTATCTTCTTGTGTCAACTTCACTCTTGCTTTAATTGAATCAACAAGACCTCTTGTGTAACCCGCCGAAGCGAACCATGGGAAGGAAATATTATCTGTAAGTGCAAGATTTCTTACAACCTCACCAGTTGGTGGTAAATATATTTGTGTATTATTAACCGTATCTCTTGTTAAAATCCAAGGATAGTATGTTGCGGTATAGTTAGAATCAATTCCTGTATTGTCCAAATTATCAACAGCTTCTTGAGGATAAATTATATCCAAAGAGTTTGTTCCATCAGGTGTATACATGAAGTAGTCAGGAGTTGTTGCAATATATACAGAGTCAGCTCTTGAGAATTGAACCATGTCAATTGCTGCTTCAACTAAGTTGGAGTTGTTTACATAATCAATTGATGAAGTTGCAAACACATTGATGTTGGTTGACTCAGGATTTGCAAATGTTAGGATACCAAGCAAATAAGCGTAGTAGTCAGTGTTTGCGAAATCTTGTGTATTATTTTGAACAATAATTCTCTTGAATAAACCTTGTCCTGTTGCTGTTGGATATCTTGGAGAAGGTGAAGCACCCGCCAAATAACCGTTTGAACCAAGTTGGAATCTATCTTGATTTGTTCTGAACTCTCTGTATATGTCCCAGCCATCGAATCCACCTGCAAAACAGGTAGTAAACTTTCTCGAAAAGATGAAGTAATATGGATTCTCTTGTGTTTCTGGGTCGCTTCTGAAATCAGCGGTACCACACTCAAAAGCGGTTTCACCACTTGTTAAGAAGCTGTTAGCAATTGTAACAACCGTAGCACCTGAGTCCATGTGGAAACCTTTAGAAAGTATATTCCATCTAGCACCCTCAACAGGTAATGCTGAGTTCACCCAATCGATAGGATTTTGAGTCCCTTTGTAAGACAAGAAAGACTCATCAATACCAATCTGAGTAGAGAAACCAAGGTAAGTTCTTCTAACGATATCGCCAGGAGACTCTACAGTATTACTTCCACCAGTACTTGTACCAAAAGGAGGGTTCAAAATAACCTCACCAGGAAAATCATACTTAGTTTTATATTTTATATAGGGAGAAGGATTGACTGTCACATCACCGTATTCTCTTTGTCTATAACCATAGAATCCACAAGGTAATGCGTCAATAGGAGCTTCATCTGCCATTTCAACCATGATATATTTTGATAGTAATGCATACTCACCATTTGAAGTACCGATTTTAACACCTATGAAATTATTATCCTCAGGGTCTAAGTTACAGTTAGTAAACTTCTCAATCACAATTGGATTAGCATCTGTATCAAAGAAATTTCTAACAAGTATATCAAAAGACATATTGTTGAAAGAAATATTCGTGATTGAAACTTTGATTTCAGTGTTAGCTGAATCACCATCAGATATAGAAATTAACTTGAATAAATTATAAACTTTATTACCTCTTAACTCAGAAACAAAGAAAGGAGTTTCTGGTGATTTGTATTGAGTAACCTTATAAGCGATAGATGAAGGGTCCTCACTTCTAGCACCCTCTAGTGCAATCAAATTACAATTTAGACCACGGATATAACCTTGATTATATGCGTATGCCAAACTACTTGGATATATTTCTTCCACAAACAAAGGAACCTCATTTCTCGATTTACCAAAATTATCAACACCCAAAACTTTAGTTATATACTTCGATGAAGAAGCCGCTAATGAAGTTTCGAATGAGAAAGTATCATTATCTTTTGTGATACCTGAAATCAAGAAACCAGCAACATTAAATGGGTCATTTGTAATTCCTGAATACTGATTTGAACAAACAAGCTCAACATCAGTTAAACCAGTCACCTCATAAACAGGCCCGTGATTAACACTACTTGCATCATTCGCGAATAATGAAATACCTCTAGAACGTAGTGTAGCAACTACCATTCCATTATATTCTCCGAAAGCAGTTCCTGAGAAATTATAAGACATACCTGTGATAGTGCCAGTAAAAGCTGAACTACTATTACCTGATAAACTTGATACAGTATAATACCATGAATATCCTGAATAATTGTCTGCAGAATAATTACCGAAATTAGCGTAATACCAAGCGTCATTACTTGCCGCTGTCAAATCGTTTTGACCCAAATTTACAGAGTCACTACCATATTGATTTGTAACCGCTGAAAATTGGTCAACAACATCCCAATAATCTGACTCAAGAATCGCACCGTAAAAAACGGAAGTGGTTGAGGATAAAGATGGTGTATCTAAAATTGTACCAATTTGTGATGATATATCAGCAAAAATAGTAGACGTACTACCATCAGCCATTCTATATTGTTGGAATAGCTCTGCACTAACAGCTGGAGGTAATGAACCAGTTGTGAAACTGAATGTATTTCCTGTTGAGTTGCCTTCAAAGTTGACTGTGAAAGCCGTTCCAACACCTGTAGACAAACCAATAGTTGTCGGGTCTACATTTGCATTTACGGTTAAACTCCACGAAGGACCCGCATCATAACCTGACAAACCAAGCACCCTCGTAACAAATAATTGGTTTGATTGTTGTAAATAAGATTTAGCAATGTAAGCCGCCTCATATTTTGGGATTTGTGTATTCACAAATTTAGTTGGTTCAGAACCACCGAAAAAAGCCTGAAACTCATCATAATTTGTTATAAAAATTGGTTCGAAGGCTGGACCTTTAATTGTCTCACCAACCAAACCTAAGGTTGTAACACCGACACTCTGTGCCACGAACGATAAGTCCGTCTCAGAAGTATAAACACCAGGTGATACAAAAACTTTTTGATTAACTTGTGCTGTTGCCATTATAAAATTATTCTAGTGCAGATTTATTTTATTGATAAATATTCATATCAAGATGAAAAAACTTGACTTTTGGATATCTATTTGTAAACGGTGAGAATTAATTCTACCTTTTTTCTACTATGAAAATAAAGAAGGAGATAAAGAATATAAAAATTGACCCTGCAGTACACGAAACCTTAAAAAAGTATTGTGACAAAAGAGGTCTAAAAATATATAAGTTCTTGGAACAAATTATACTTGAGAAGTGTAAAGAAAAGAAGGATTTGTACGGGGAAGATTAAACTAAAGTGTTATCAAACTGTATCGAAGCTTCTTGAGTATTATCATTTTTTACAACCACAATCCTCAACAAATCGTTTGTGGTAATTTCAATTCTATTAACATTCGTACCAAAATAATCACCGTTGATGAATACATCATAAGATTGAACGTTTGTCGAATTAACCCAATTCATGTTAGCAGTAAAATCAATATACTCCTCCAAAATATTATTGCCAACGACATACAAAAAGTTAGATAAAAATTCATCAGGATTCTTCGGCCACTTTTCAGCTTTTCTCATCCTTGTCGAAGTGTCCATCTCAAAAACCAAACTTGTTCTTGCAATAGCGGGTTTGACCTCAAACTCTTCTTCATCTATCAAATATCCCATCATCAGAAAATCATAATTCTGAATATAGTATTTTCGTGAGTCAATATTTATTTGATTCTCCTCAGAGATATTTGTTGAAATTATTGGAACGTATTGGCCCTTGATAAAAGTATATGCTTGCTTAGAAGCAAATTTTTGCATCACAACTTTGTTGAACTGATTCAACTCTCTCATCCTATTACAAACTATTTTGACATTATATGTGATATCAACAGGTACTGGTTGAGGAATAGTGTATATATCCATACCCTGCACATTACCATTCCAAGTCGGAACCGTAGCATAGTAAAACTGTTTCCTATTTGGTATGTTATAAATTACTGCAGGGTTTGTACCATACTTCACCTCGGGTTGTCTTACAACCGTTATAAATGGTGGCTCCGCATTAAAATCCCGATTAACAAATTGTGCAGTTTCAACATATTGACTCCAATTTTGTGTTGTCAAAATTATATCGACCATCGGAACAATTTTACCTGCGGTGACAACCTGTAATTCTTCTTTAACAAAATCCAACATACCTTTATCTAAATCTGCATGAAGAACCGATTTAGGTAAGTAAGTTCCATCTTTTTTTATGTACTCCAAAAGTTGCTCCCTTCGAGCAGATAAAGTTTTTTGTGGTACTAAAGGTAATGTTGGTTTGACTTGTTTTGGAAATGGCATAATAATTTAACTTTTTGTAATTAATCCTACACGACCCAAAGCGTCCCAATGGGTTCTAGCGTTTGAAAAAGAAGCCCCATTAACAACATCATCCCCTCTACTCTTGTTTGGTCCAGCAAATACATTTTTAGATGGGACACCATTAGATACTGCAGATTGAACAATTTGTTTTGTTCTTTCACTTTTAGCATACGGCTCAACTATATAGATTTTACTCTTATTAACATATTGGCTACTTGAGATATCTTTTGCTTTAACACAACCCGCACTAAACATATAAACAGGTATATTTGGATTGTCTTTCAAGAAACTCAATATATCAGATGTCTGAGCATTGTACCTGAAGCCTTTAACATTTTGCATACCAAGAGAAGTAGAAAGCTTTTGAACTTGCTGGTCAATTGACAAATCCCCATTTCTATAATCTAAACCGCCAATCAAAACCGCGTCAAAAAAACCCGTTGGTCTATTCTTAAGAATTGACTGTTCCATTGATTTTCCATACTCCTTTTCCATCGCCTTTTTGGTTAAAGGTCCTAATTTACCATCAACACCATCCTTATTTGGACCGTATTTTCCCAAATCATATTTTTTTATTAGTACCCTTTGTATTTTTGCAACTTCAGGGTCAAAAGCAATTTCTTTGATTAAAAAATTATATTGTTGTTCTGTAAGTATGTATTTCATAAGTTATATACCTCTAAACTCATTTTCACTCACATAAGTTGCAACCACAGTTCTATAAAAAGGTTTGTAACCACCATAAGTGTGTTTATTATCAGACCTTACGAATCCATCATCTGAAACAACGTAATATCTTACTCTGTCTTCAGTTTCATAATATCCCAAATAATCCCCCATGAAAATCTCAACACCGAGGTCCTCTAGTGTTTTTTGATAAACACTAAATCTCATATTACCTGGCTCTTGTTGTTCAATTTTAGAATTACCTAAAAATTTGTTTGTTGGTGCCATAACTTGAACATATCCTTTCAGTTCAACGGGAGCTAAAAACTGAATACCATCTTCTAATACCTCACCATAAACATCATCAGTTTTGGTTTTATATCTATCAATTCTATAAAGAATGACTGTGAAGTTCATGTCACCAATCAACCACTCCTCTCCCATATCAATATCAAGAGTATAGTCCTCTCCACCGAAGAATTTACCAAGTCGAGTTATAGGAACTAATTTTTCCATATATTGATAAATACTTTTAGATTTATTATTATTATTAATTGTAAACTTATGATACGCCCACCAACAAAAATTTATTTAGCAAAAAGCCCGATTCACGGGAGAGGTGTATTTGCTTCGGAAAAAATATTTATCGACGAGGTTTTCGAAACATGTCCTTACTTAGACCTTGAAATACCCAAAGGGGTCCCAAGTACCATTTTGATGAATCACAGATTTAATTGGCCCCAAGGAAACTCTAATTGGGAGAAACAAGTCGTAGGTCTTGGGTTTTCAAGTTTTTATAATCATAACAATAAGCCAAACGCATGTTGGAGGTCTAATTACAAATTAGATGCATTTGAGTTTTATGCTCTGAGAGAAATCTTACCCGAAGAAGAAATATTCGTTTGGTATGGAGGTGACGAATACTGGAAGGACGGAAGGTTCGACACTAAAATAATTTAATGAGTAGCAATCTTTCTTTAGAGTCAACAGCAATAACACATTTGGAAACCTATGATGGTGCCAATAACTACATCTTGTCATTAAAAAGGAAGTTCCAAACAAACAAGAAGTTTTATCCTACAAGAGCTCAATCTCAATACATAATCAACAATTACAATCAAAACCCAAAAGTTGCAAGAAAGTGGGTAATACTTGATTCTTATTTCGCACAAAAATTAGCGGATGATAAATTATACACCGACATACCAAAAAAAGTTTGGGTAGAAAAAATATTAGCCGAGAAAGATAAAGCATTTCATATTTGGGGAAGGGTTTGGGAAACAGAAGAACTCTACGAATTTTGGTTACCCAAGGCCGCGGTGATAAAAGACAACACTGTGAAAAATGTTGTAATTAATTATGACAAATATTCTAACAGACCACCACTCAACCACCAAAAAGAATCTATACAAAAATTAGTTGAAAACAAAAAGTTTATTTTGGCCGATGATATGGGGTTGGGAAAAACAACTTCCACTATTATAGCCGCTTTGGAGACAGGGGCAAAAAAAGTTTTGATTATTTGTCCCGCAACTTTAAAAATAAATTGGAAAAGGGAAATCGAAAACTATACTGATAAATTAGTGTATATTTCGGAAGGTAAAAGTTTCAGTACAGAACACGAATTTGTCATAATAAACTATGATATATTAAAAAATTTTCATGATTCGAAAAAGAAAGATGATTCACAGATTCTTAGAGCCGGTTTTGATTTGGTGGTTATTGACGAAGCACACTATATTAAAAACGCTCAAGCGCAAAGAACAAAATTAATAAATGACATCGTAAAAAAAGTTGACAGACTTTGGTTACTTACGGGAACACCTATGACATCAAGACCTATTGACTATTTTAACTTATTGAGTTTGGTGGATTCGCCTGTTGCAAAAAATTGGATGGCTTATGTAATAAGATATTGTAGTGGATATCAATTCAAGGTAGGTGCCAGAAAAGTTTGGAATGTTATGGGTGCATCAAATCTTGAAGAACTTAGAGACCGTACTTCGGGACTAACTTTAAGAAGATTGAAAGAAGACGTTTTGGATTTACCCGAAAAAATAATTACCCCAATATATCTAAGACTCAAATCAAAGAACTATGAGGAGGTAATGGGTGAATATTATAATTGGTTAGATAAAAAACCAGAAGAATCGAAATCATTAACAGTACAATTTACAAAACTCACAAAGGTTCGTCAAATTATTGCCAATGAGAAAATCGACCAAACAATCGAACTAGCCGAAAACATCATAGAACAAGGAAAAAAAGTAATCATATTCTGTAATTTTACTGAATCGTTGAACAAAATCTATGAACATTTTGGTAAGACCTCAGTCAAAGTTGACGGCTCTTTATCCAAAGGGGAAAGACAACTGAGTGTTGATTCATTCCAAGACAACGATAATATAAGAGTCTTCGTTGGTAATATAAAAGCCGCTGGTGTCGGATTGACCCTTACCGCAGCTGAAGCTGTGATTATCAACGATTTATCGTTCGTTCCTGGTGACATGAGTCAAGCCGAAGACAGAGCGTATAGATACGGCCAAAAAAATAACGTTTTAGTATATTATCCCATTTTTGAAAACACAATTGAAGGAATCATCTATGCGATTGTGAATGATAAGAAAAAAAATATTTCAACTGTGTTAGGTGACAACATAGATTCCTCAGATGCAGCAGAAGAAATATTAAAAAGAATAAACGAGATGAGGAAATAACAAAATATCGAGTTATTTATATAAACGAATAACTCACAAATATGCAGAACACAGAGAAGAGGATTCAACAAATTGAAAAACAAATTCAAGAAAGACACATACAAAATGAAAAGTCGTTGTTGATTACAGAGATGAAAAAAATCGGAATAGAGAAATTACCTTATTCCTACACAGCCCTGAAACAATTCATTGACCCCGAGACAATGAACTTCCATTACAACAAACATTACAAAGGGTATGTTGATAAACTCAACGATGCGTTATCGAAGAAAAAGAAAGGAGATGTCGATTTAGAAAACATCATCAAAAATATCGACAGATACGATAAGACAATTAGAAATAACGCTGGGGGTGCTTTTAACCACGCACTTTTTTGGAATATGTTGACACCCGAACCAAAGAAATTGGAAGGCGAACTATTCAAAAAGATAACCAAAGAGTTTGGCACGTTTACAAACTTCAAAAAAAAGTTTGAGACCATTGCTAAAGATAGATTTGGGTCTGGTTGGGTGTGGCTACTATTGACACCAAAAAATCAACTTAAAATTATGTCTACTCCGAACCAAGACAACCCTCTGATGAACGTGATTGAAGGGGGTGGGTTTCCTCTCTTAGGGTTAGATTTATGGGAACACGCCTATTATTTAAAATATAAAAACAAAAGAGACGAGTACATATCAAACTTTTGGAAAGTAGTAAATTGGGAGTTTGTATCTGAACTTTTCGAGATGAAAGTTAAAACGAAATTACTTGAACAAATTGAGTACAAAAGATTGATTGATGAAAAGGACACTGCCACCTTTTGTTCAAAGGACGATGTTTCAGTATATAAAGAAATCCTTTTCGATGAGACTATGAAAAGGCTATACATCAAAGCGATTACTAATTCACTTAGAAAAGTTTTTGGTGATTCTTGGGCGGAACAAACAAATGATACCATGTCTGGTTTCTATAATTTGGAATCTCAAGGCAGGTCTGTGTTGAACAATCTTAATACCAACCATAACACTTTTTGTTTATTGGTCAAAGCGGTCAACAACCTAATTAAAGAAAAAGGTAGACCAGAAAAAATGTTCAATTTTTATAATGAAAAGGAAAGGAGACCTGAAGAAATTATTCGTTTTGGTAAAGCTTTAGATTATTTTGCTAACCAACTTTATTCAAAAGAAAATTCTGAGTTCATCAATATCTTAAAAGTTTTGTTGAAAACTTGGAAACGTGGAATGGATTCTGAAAACAGTGTATTCAAAAAAATAGATTTATATTTTGAGGGTGATGCTACAATCGAAAAAACTAGTGGAGCGGGTAAAAAAATGGATGCAATTGAAGGTGTTGATTTAATTATCACAATAAAAGATAGAGCTCACTCATGTCAGGTCAAACCCTACAATTATCTCAAAACAACAAAAGACACTTATGTAATTTTTACAGACGCAGATGTGAAAAAATATAATGTGGATTGGATGATATTTTTTCAAACTAAATCAAATCATGTTTTAATTTTCAAAAACGATTGTGAAATATCAAACGGTCGTTACATATTCCCAAAAAATGCTTTATTACACGAAATTGAATAAAGAATATATTTATAGAATATGGCAGCAATTCCAGAACCAGAGAGGTCACGACTTTATACGAGAATTAAACACCTATTAGGTGCTCCTCTCAGAAGTGTTGAACTTACTGACGAGATGTTAGACTCTTTGGTTGAGTTATCACTTGGGGACTACGAGGAGTACGTTCTTCAATGGTTAATTGATAGTCAATGGGTAAACTTGGTAAATTTGAACATGACAGAAAGGTCAGTTGCAAGAGCTCTCATTACACGTACAATGGACTTCGAACAACAATTTTCTTTTTCATATTCGAAAATTGTTGGATTACAGACGATAGGCCCTTGGGTATTAAAAAAGGATTATTTCATTCTCAGTGCAAATACACAGAACTACGAAATACCGGCTGGTCGTGAAGTCAATGAACTTCTTTGGTTTTCGAACCAACCATTTACGGCATTCGGATTAGGGGGTATTGGTGGGTTTGGATTTGGAGGAATTGGTTTAGGAGCGAACGAGGCTGGTTACGCACAGATGGGATATCAAGGTTCCTATTTCATGATGTCAGGGTTTGACTATCTAATAAGAATGCAGGAAGCAAACATATTGAATAGAATCTTAGGTGGTTCATTAACATATAGAATAACAGCGTTACCCGATGGAAAAAGAAATATATTTTTATATAACACACCAGGTGGAAGATTCAACTGGAATAACTATAGCATGTATGTTGGAAAAGCTGTTTGGTATTGGTATTATGATGTAGGACCAGAAGACAGGGCAGCTTGTCTTAAAGCTAATCCTGACATTATAAAATTACCAACAGATGTCCCCATTGAAGAGTTGTCTTGGGAGGATTTGAATGTACCTGGTCAGCAATGGGTTAGAAGATGGTTCACAGCTTATTGTAAAGAAACTCTTTCAAGAGTCAGAGGGAAATATTCAGGTAACCTGAAAACACCAGACAGTGAAATCACAATGGATTACGCTAGTTTAGCAACTGAAGGTAAGGACGAAAAATCAAAGTTACTCGAGGAATTGATAGGTGAGAATGGTTGGTTATCAAGATTGAGACCCGAAAAGGTAATGGAGAGGGAGGCTAGTATTGCAGAAAACTTAAATAAACAAATGAGGTTCAGAGCAATGCCTCGTCAAATATATGTAATTTAATTTATGGCGATTGTAAGAACTATTCCGTCAAAAAGAATCATAAACGGTAACATGGTTAATACTTCAGAAATTTCTGTAGTATCAGAATTAGATTACCGAACACATGGAGAATCTAAAATTATAGTGAGGGGAATTGCTCATTCAAATGTGATTTTGGATTCTTCCACAACAGACCACATAGTTATCAAAGCCATGACAAAGGTAATAATTTTACCTGATGTAGGTAAAATTGATGAAGAATATGATGAACTTATTTTAGATAAGTTTGCCTGTGTGGAGTTTTTATTTGTTAACGGACACTGGTATATATTGTCATCAGACGGTTTGAAGCAATCCTAATTTTCCTTCCCAATCTTTATCAGCGAGTTCATAGATGTAAGTAGGTTTCAAACCTCTACGTTTCCAATAATCCAATTCTTGTTCTGTCATATTGAGAACATCTTCTTCTAACTTATCTTGGTCGCCATCTTCAAAAGGCATACCGTTTATCAACTCACACTGTGCACTTGTGAAAATACCTCTGTTCTCAGGGTCTGCTACAATTAAACCATCCCTGACCTCTTGTTTGAACACAACCAATAGAGGTTCTATTCTTTTATTGAAAGTGACTATTGCTCTTGGTACATTATAATCTCCCGTAAGATTTGGGTTTGAGTCAAAAGTACTTGAGTCTAACATGTAACAATTTACAATAACACCATCTTCAACCATTTTAGCTTGAGGATTCTGAGTTTTGTTATATTCATTTAGGTCCTTGATTTGTTTAGCCGTCATCTTTTGAACATCACCCTGTGAAGATTTTTTACCGTTATTAACATACATTATTACGTCACCCAAATTGACACTTAGATTTTGTTGGATTGCAAGTTCCATATGAGCCATACGAGACATACTATTTCCCGCTTTGGTCTTCTGCGTCAATCTTTTTCTGTAATCATCCAAAGTTAATTTGATTTTAGCTCTTTGAGCAATTTGAGCAAGTGGAATCTTTTGGTCAAATATTACTTTGAGATACTCGTAATAGTATTCGATGAAATCTTTCCCTTTACCCTCTAGTAACATCTTAATCCCCTTATCTAAGAACGTTTCAATATACAATGGAAGTTTTTTTGATTTGATGGAATTACCAGTCAACTTTATCTTCCCTTTAACATCCATGACCGCATAATTTTTTCTAGAAAGGTTTATACATGAAGGCCAAATACCATCTGTATCTAAAGCCATTTCACCTCTCATGAAGATGTCGTTATATTCAGCTACATCAGCATCAGGGCCGTTGTATTCTTTTCCAACGTTGACCTTCCAATTTAATCCTCGACCAATATACCTGTGTGTATCAACGTCTTCGGGGCTCGAAAAGTTTACACCGTCGGTATCCATTACGAGCGGGGTATAACCTTTGCTAATGAAAAACTTAATCATTTGACGGAGATACTGTCTTCCAGTACAAGTAATCTGTTCTCCCATATACATGTCACCCCAAGCAAAAACTTGTGGAGCAGATAATGCACCAAACATCGAGTTTATAAAAATCTTGATTGGTAATTGTTTGTTTGAATATGATATAGATTTTTGTGGGTCAGTTTTTTCAAACTCTTCGGCAAGTTGTTTATATCTGATACGGGTGTCACGGAAATACTTGAGCATTGCTTTCATGGCTCCTGAAACATCACATTTGGGAAACACGTCATGAACAAGTTGTATAGATGGATAAAGAGAGGAAAAGTCAAGTTTTAGAACATTCTTTGAGTAACCAACTTTCAGAAGACGAGAAAGTCCACCAACAAAATCTGTCTTCTGTTGTTTTTCAGGGATGGGCAAGTTGTGTTTGTATGACCAAGCCAACATAAGCATCTTCCAAAGTGTAGCGGTACCCATAGTGGCAACTCTTTCATATGTTGTTGGAATCATAGAGGCAAGTAAAAAGGACGCTTGATTGAATTCTTTATCAACCGCTAAGGTTTCTTCTAAGTCATCATTAAGATATCTTTCAACCAAATTATCACCAGTGGTCTTGACATATACACCAGGGAACTTTTTATCCAAATCCGCATACTCAGAGGCCTTTTTATATTTTCCGTTTTTAGTATTCAACCAATACTCTTCCTTAGCCGCATACATTTTTCCTATATCCGTGTGGTCAATATAAACACGGTCAGGAGCTTCCTGACCAATATATTTTGTAATATACTTAAGACCTACCGCTTTGATGTTTGAATTGATAGCCTGAGCCCTTCGAACCGCATGAATAATATCAATTACATTATACCCCCAAATGGAGGTTTGAGTGAAATCCTCAACCTCGTTTGCTAACTTTAATATTGTTTCTTTTCTTGTATATGAATGTTGAGGGTGTAAGGATTTGATTGATTTTCTCATATCAATACCCAATCTTTGACCTCTTTCAAATAACCAATTCCAGTCAAAGTTTGCTGAATTGTACCCACCAATAATTGATGGTTTGATTTCATTAACAATATTGAAAAACTCAATAATAGCACCTTTTTCTTGTGACTCATCGAGACACTCAATCACCTTATGATATCCTTTGTTCGTTTTGATTCCTATCATAAAGATGCGACCATCTTTTGGGTTAAGAGCGTTAGTCTCTAAGTCAAAAACAAGACGAGTAACTTGGTCATAATCATCATATCCTTTAAACAATCTTTTCTCTTTAGAGATAAGATATTGTTCTACTGGCGGTAAAATCATAATTTTATCCTTTGCCTGGTCACCCCAAGGGTCACAACCACCATCTCTAAAAAACTGAATCAATTCTCTATAACCTTTGAGAGATTTTATCATGAAGGTCAAACCTTTCTCAAGTCTTTCATCACCTTTGGTTTCAAGTTTTTCAATAACAATTCCGTATTTTGACATACCCTGTTTTTGGGCTATTTTGGAATTATTATAAAAGTTAAGACCACGTAAATCTCCGACCCACGCGAAAGGAATAAAAGTATCATTTCGGATTTCTTTTCCTTTACCTGGTTCTTCTTTGATTTTGAAAATGGAATTAGATGCGTAATCGAACTCAATTGCAACTATAAAAGTTTCGGAGTCATTTCCTTGCAGAAATGATTCAATTTCTTTGGTAGATATCATATCAATTTTGTAGGGTGGTTCATTAGCTTTCACACTTTGGTGAAATTTACCTTCCTCAATAAATATAAAAAATTGTGAGATTAGAGTCAATCAACAACAAGCAGTTTCCGAAATGAAACTTTCTTGTACATTAATATAAAGTTGTTCTCTAATTGGTAGAATCAAATCACCTTCATCATTTTTAATTAAAAATTGACCAACATATCTACCAACTTCATTTGTATCTTTTTTTGTAAACTTGAAATAAATATAATATTCAGGTGGAGCACCTAAATCTAAAATTAAATTAACAAACTCACAAGGTGCAGATACAATTTTAGGTATACCTGTTTCTTCATTAATCATTGTAAAAAAAATTGTTGACACTGGAATATCTTCCGTTAGTTGGATATAACCAGCGCGACCGTCTTTTACAACTTGCATTTTTAAGACGGGAAGGGTTGCATTTTTCTTGATAAAAAAATCCATATCAATAAATATATTGTTATGACTCTTTACGTAACTCCCTTTCGTAATGTTCAAACCTGTTATGTTCGGTGGGTGTTAATAATAGTAAACCACTAAATAACTCACCTTTCTTTGTCAATTGATACATATGACTCATCCACGTTTGTTCGAATGGATGTGCCCAAGTTGTGTCTAAGAACATTTTTTTGTTACCGTCTCTACTTACAATCTGAGGCCAATTACAATAATAAACTTCACCACAAGTATATGGTACACCTTTATGACTAAGAATCTTTTCGAAAGCTGTTTTTGGTGCATTCGGGTCAAGTCCCATCTGTGGAAGTCTCGGGTTGTTTGGCCAAAATTTTGTTCTTACATCTTGAGGAACATTATACCAAGACCACTGAGTTCCATTGTCACCATAAAACTCGGAATAATTTAATTTAATGAAATCCAAGTTTTCTTTTTTTACTATTTCTAAAGATTTGGTATAAAGGTTTTGAACGTATCTGTTAAATCCGTTTCTGCAAACTCCTTCGTCAGGATAAAAAAACATATCATCTTCAAAGAATAAATAATAATCTAAATCAGTATCATTGAAGTGCTCTGCAATGAATTGTCTACCGCCACATATTCCCAAATTATCTTTTTTAATATGTTCAAACCCGTATTTGTCACACAATAATTTATATTCACCAAAAGTTGATTCATCACTAGAATTATCTAATAAGAACTTTTTTGTTTTATTTATATAATCCTTATCATAGGCCAACATTGAATCAATCAATGTCTTAAATTGTTTGGGACTATTGAAAGTTATAACATACAAGCCGACTTTATTTATATCTAATTTGTTGACACTCTTAACTACAGACTCACTCTTTGGTTTCAACTCATCGTTCTTTAAATCCTCGAAGAATTTTCCAATCAGACCATTTCCCTCTATTTCAAAGTAGTTTATCAAATCGGCGTGTTTGTAAGTCATTATTGAAAAGATTGATTCTTCAGTACCCATCAATCCCTTGGATAAAGTTTCTTTCATCAAACCATAATAAATTGAGTTGATATCTGAAATTGACTCTTTTGGCCCACCGAAAAAGCCCCCTCTTGCAACTTTGTTGACTTTAGCACCCGCTAAACTATTCAGTTGATTATATTCAAATCCGTGTATCTCGTTGTTTGCTTCATATGGGAAACATATAAATGAAAACTTCGAAATATATTTTGAAAGTTTTTCAATTACTTTGTCATGTGTGAAATAACCTGGATGAACAGTATTGGTTATACCTCCATCTATCCAAAATAAATGTTCAGAATCGAATCTATCCATAATCTTCGCATCATGTAAAAGATAAACCTTAGACATAACCAAAGGATTATAATTTTCTAACTTAGCTTGCGTTGAATCTTTTAACCAACCAGACAAATTAAACCAATCTTGATTTGTTCTAATTTCTTGAATCCTATTGAAAAACTCATTCTCTCTGAACCAAGATAAATCCCTAAATATAAATTGAGTTTTGGAAATATCTCTTCTGTCTAAAACAAATTGTTCCAATTCTCTACTACCAAAAATAATCAAATTACAATCTATCTTTAATAATTGTTCGAACTTATCTAAATAATGATTGTAGGGTCTTGACCATCCCTCAGAAAGTTCAGACCTACCAATATCCCATATACCAGTCACTAAAGTAATATTACTCATATATCCTATTGAATTCTTCTAAGATTCTAAAGAAACTTTTATTATTTTGGAACAATTCTTCAGATGTACCTCTAGGTGCATTATCTTTGCACCACCAAATATCAAAATGTTTTCTTTCAAATAATTCAGTGTGGTTGTACCACATCAAAGTCATAACGTTTTCCTCATGTGGTAAACCTTTATCTTCGGAAATTATTTTAGTCGTATAGTCTTCAAACAAGTTAACAATCTCATCCCATTTGGATTTATGTCCACCAAAAAGTCCACCTATAATATGTATAGACCTATCATATTCTTTATACCACTTTGCATTGACAGTTCCCGACCAATAATTCCTCACGTTTTCTTTTCCTAATATTAAGAACTTATCTTTTGTATCTTCAATTACATTTTTCAGAAAGTCATTATTGAAAAGAGTGCTCTCATAATATCTCGCCATCATATGTTCACTCTTTAGATATTTTAAAGGTATCAACCCGCAATGTGATAATCCAGCGTCAATCCAATAATAATAGTCATATGATTTATCTTCATTCCACCACCAATGAAACTTACAATATTGGATTTCTATACATCTATCCCCTCTTTTGATATCCTCAACTACTTTGTATTGGTTGATTAAATCTTTAAACTTTGTGTTTGAAATATCAAAAACTTCGAATTTCAATTTTGTGGAGTCAATAGAATGTTCTTCATAAAAAAATCTTTTGAGAGAATCTATTTCTCTATCCGAGGTATAACAGAGAAAGTCAGCGTCGGTCATTTTTATAAGTGACAATAAACTAAATCTATAATGACCACCTCTATTTGGTCTGCCTCCAAACTCAGTTCCATATAAATCACTGTATATTGAAGTAATAAACTTAACTGACATAATAAAAATCTTTATATTCTTTTTTTCTTTTCATTTCCATAACTCTTCCTTCATCCATGAACTCGTTTGGTATTTTAACCTCGGTCCACCTGTTCCAATTATATGTTTGAAGATACCAATTACCATACATACCTTCTGAAATATTAGAATATCCTGCCTTTTGTGGTGCTATCGGCAAAATAGGACAATAACTTTGTTTCTTTTGAACAATAAACTTCCACGTAAAATCATCTAAAGCATGAAAGAAATCACCACTTGAAAATCCTGTGAGAGCAATATCAAACATCTCATCATATATGGATTGGTCATAAATAATCATGTTCGCTGCGTATATACCACGGGCATCTTCAGGTGCAGGGGGTGTATTAGTCATATCGAGCAATAATTTATATTCGCTAGATATTTTTATCTCGCGGTTCTGTGTAGGAGCTAAATTGAAAATTGCATATTCCAAATTAGGATATTCGGATTCTATTTTATCCAATAAACTATTAGCATAGGGCATCGCAGAACAATCGTCCTCAATAATCATAACTTGAGGATAATTTCTCTCTTTAGCAATTTTTATTATCTCTAAGGTTGAGCGAGTTATTCCCATATATGAATTGGTGTCAATTCCTGAAAATCTCTCCCATTCCCATCCCAAATATGAAAGCTCGAAAGAAATACTTTCAAGTCTATCAACTCTTCTATCCAAATTGACAACAAACTTAGGTATATCTTTAAACTTCATTAACTTATGTGATTATGAGTTAATTGACCAGTCAATCTATCACACCATCCTTTAGATTCTGAGTGGGGCCAAACTACCCAATAATTAGGTAATACAGTAGTTGGAAACTCTCTCCAAATTTTACAATACTTGTCAGGGTCTCTCATGAATCCTGCAATTTCATTTTTGTCCGCATCTTTTCTGAACAAGGTTTGGTCGTCAGGTCCGTGAAATGCGACAACCCAAAAATCATAATCTTTTTCAGGAACACTTGGGTATCCCACGTCAATACAATGTTTGAATATTGTAGAGAAGCTTTTCTTCCAATCTTCTTCGTCCTCGATTCTTGGACTTGGTGGGTATTTTTTATCAATACAATGTTGGTCTACCGCTCTTTTTTCGAATAATAATCCAGAATATCTTTCATATTCCCTAAAGTTTCGGATTGGTCCGAAACCATAGGGACCATCATGACCCTCTTGTTTTTCCCCATCCATTCCGAATAGCTTTCTGTTTGTTAAATGAGAATGTTTATTTTTGTCTCCCCAAGTTTTGTCATCGTCCCATTGTTTAGTTCTACCTTTACGAGTATACTCATGATAAACTATTGGCAGGTGTGGATGGAACAAATCATAACCCCAAGTATATGCTCTAGCGGCAATTGAAATCTCTTCACCGTGGAAATAATACTCAGGATTGTGTTGTACCTCTTTCGAGAAAGTTCCTACTGTAAAACAAAAGTGTGCGGAGTAAAATCTTGCAGGTACGGGTTTTGTCATTTCTCTCCAACCTGGTATTGTCTCGGGTAAGAAGAAAACCGCTCCTTCAGGGATAAATCTATCAAATACCATCCTCCACGCATCTTGTGCTCTACCCGCAGGGTCATTTTCAGGGTCAAAAGAGGGTACATAACCCGTAAGTAAAGGTTTTTTATACCCGTCTTTCTGTAGACCCTTTATCATTTTGATTAGGATATCATCCCAATCTTTTACGAATCTCATGTGCGAATCTATCTGAAGTGTGTATGTTTCACCATCATATAATTGTTGCACCAAATGTCTAGCCCAACAAACACCTTTAGCTTCTTGATAAGGAATATCCAAGATTCTAAATCTTTTATCTTTCCTATATTTGTCTAAATTATCGAAACCATCTGATTCGCTATACTGTCGTGCAACACCAATAACCAAATTTTTAGGTTTCTTGGCATTTTCCACCATGTTCTCAATTGTGGGGACAAGTTGTGGGTCCCTGTAAGAAGCAATTTGTACGAATATTTTCATTGAAAATGTATTTTGTATTAAAAATAAAAAACCCTCCACGAAAGTAGAGGGTTTTAATTTATTTTAATTTTTAATTAATCGCATCCGTTAGGGTCACTCGATGTAATTAAGCCCGAACCACCCGATACTTCAAACCATGCGGTTCCGTTTGAGTAGTATCCATCAGCAACTGGATTAGTTGGTGGATTACCTGGTGTTTGATAAAGTGTCTCCCCGATGTTTGGTCCGATACCACCCGCAACTGTACCATAGACTGTTTGTGGTGAATCTCCAAAATCAATACAAGCGTCGTTTGCGGTTGCACCTGAACCTAAACTATATGTGTAGAAAGCAAAAGTTGGTGTTGGTGAAGGAGTTGTTGTAATTGTTGGTGTAGGAGTTGCAATTACAGAACATGCTGCAAATGCTCCTACTTGTAATCCGTTCGATGCAATTTGGGTAACAATACCTGAGGATGCATAGAAACCTGCCAACATTGTAGAAGGACCTACGCTTTGAGGATAGAACTGAATGTTGCCATCGAATGAAGGTTCGTCACCAAAAATTGTACCAACAATTCCTGAAGCACATGCTTCGTTAAAAGTAGAACCTGAACCAACACTAAAACTAAATCTAGTTTGCGATGGTGTTGGAGTCTGAGTGGTTGTTGTAGTTGGTGTTAATGTATTTGTTGGTGTATTTGTTGGTGTAGGTGTATTAGTTTGTGTTGGTGACGGAGTGTTAGTTGGTGTTTGTGTATTCGTAGGTGTACTAGTTTGTGTTGGTGACGGAGTGTTAGTTGGTGTTTGGGTTGGAGTTTCAGTAGCTGTAGGTGTTGTAGTAGGTGTTGGCGTTACATTTGCTGTAGAACTTGGTGTTGGTGTTGGTGTTGGTGGTACATTAGGAGGTGGAAATTCCCCTTGGTCAACCAAATTAATAAAATTGGATTGTGCGGTTGAATATGTGTAATCAATCAACCAAATATTTTTGGTTTCATTTGGTGATAATCCAACTTGATACTCCCACATAGAGTCATCACATCTTCTATAATTAAAGGTTACTATAGTAGAACCAGTATTCGTTAAGGTATATTTACTACAAGCCATTTTACTTTTTTTATATAAATACTTGGAACATTTAAAAATTTTTTAATTTTTATTTTTTCTTTTTCTAAATTGGTGTCTAGGTTGGTGTTTGCGGAATTGTGTGTGTGTTGGAGAATTATAAAAGGTCTTAAAGTCGCGATTATAATCCGTACTTAGCTTTGTCTGCATTGAATAGTGCTGCAATTTCTGCCGTCGACAATGATTTATTTTTATAATATCTGAATTGCCCCCAACTCATAGGAAGGTATGAACCATCTCCTTGTATTGATTGTCCAATTTGTAAGTTCGGTTGTCCAAAAAAACTATCTGAAGTTGCTTGTGTAATCACTGGCGTTGAATTACCATTCACATAAACCGCACTTGTCCCTGCTCGAATAATCGTGGTAAACATTGCCCAAGTGTTGGCGGTGAATACGTTATTTCCACTTGCGGTATTAAAGTTTTGAGATAGTCCATTGAATCCAAAAATTAAACCGTTGGTTCCTCCAACACTAAGTCTGAATCCATCAAAACCACCTGTTTGTGCTTGCTTATTCCAAATACCATCGTTACTAGCATAACCTGCAGGTATTCTTGCCCAAATAACTACTGATACAGGAGTTGTTGTATTTGCAATGTTGATGGTTGCGTTCTGTGTAATATTTGCCAAACTATTTGTTCCTCCCATTACAATTATTCCACTGTTGGATGATGAGTAAGAATAGTCACCACTCAGAGTTGCGTTATTTCCTGCTCCCGATAAGTCGGTAATTAATGAACCCGAGCCAGGATAAGATGATGAATTACTTATGTCGAAGTGAACAACGAGAGTTGACAGTGAAGTCGGTGTTGGAGTTCTTGTCGTTGTAGGTGTTGGAGTGACCGCAGCTGTTGTAGACGGAGATGCAGTAATTGATGGGGTTGGAGTATTAGTTTTTGTTGGCGTATTAGTTGAGGTTGGTGTCGGTGTTTGGGTTTGGCTAGCTGTTATAGAAGGTGTCGGTGTTTGGGTTTGGCTAGCTGTTATAGAAGGTGTCGGTGTTTGGGTTTGGCTAGCTGTTATAGAAGGTGTCGGTGTTTGTGTATTGGTCGGGGTTTGTGTAGGTGTTTCAGTATTAGTAGGTGTCTGAGTTGGAGTTTCTGTTGGAGTTTCAGTTGGAGTTTCAGTGTTAGTTGGTGTTTGAGTTGATGTCTCCGTAGGAGTATTTGTAGGAGTTTCAGTATTAGTAGGTGTCTGAGTTGGAGTTTCTGTTGGTGTATTTGTAGGAGTTTCAGTATTAGTAGGTGTCTGAGTTGGAGTTTCCGTTGGTGTATTTGTAGGAGTTTCAGTGTTAGTTGGTGTTTGGGTTGGAGTTTCCGATGGTGTTGCGGTTATCGTTGAAGTATTTGTCGGAGTTGGCGTTTGACTCGGACAAATTGAATAACCACCTATTTCAAATCCACCTGAATCTAATTGTACTAAGATACCATTGTAGGAGTAGTATCCTGTCATATCTATTGTATTAGGTCCTACAGGAGAATCATAGAACTGAGTATTAGCATCGAAATCAACATAATCACCCCAAATTGTTCCATTAACTATACAACTACAAGCGTCAATAGAGGTTGTACCTGAACAAACAACAAAAGGAATCCTTGCCTTTGTTGGAGTATTTGTTTGTGTTGTAGTAGGTGTAGGTGTCTGAGTCTCCGTAGCCGTCGGTGTTTGTCCTGGACTTGCAGTGATACTTGGCGTCGGCGTGTTAGTTGGAGTTTCTGTTGGAGTTTCTGTTGGAGTTTCAGTGTTAGTTGGTGTTTGAGTTGATGTCTCCGTAGGAGTATTTGTAGGAGTTTCAGTGTTAGTTGGTGTCTGAGTTGGAGTTTCTGTTTGTGTATTTGTGGGCGTTAATGTTGGAGTCTCAGTCGGAGTCTGTGTTGGAGTCTCCGTAGGTGTTATTGTGGGTGTTGGTGAGGGACAAGGAATAAATTCGTATGTCAAATCATTATTAGGACAATCTAAAATACATTGAATACAGTTAGGGTCAAGAAGTTGATATCTATTTTTAAGAATTCTGAAATTGTGAGCAATTTCTGAGGCATCCAATGGAATTGTATACATTCTGAAAGCACTTACATCACCTATAAAACTTCCGCCAAAAATCTCCTCCAACCTTATATGAGTGGTTAGTCCTGAATAAATTGTGTGAGTTAGGTCTTGAGTTGTTAAACATTCAGGGTCCTGTTGATAAGTCATTCCCGAAAGAGCTTCGGGACATCCACCTGACAATGTCAGATTATCGTGCAATCCTTGTGTCCCTCCACCTAAAGATATATTATATCCGACACCTATTTGTTTTTCTCTTGGTGTGTTTAATAGTCTTGGTATAATTTCTTCAAAATCCTCTATGACTAGAAAAGGTCTACCGTTCACATATATAATCAAATCACCTAGTCTATAGTCTTTTTCTTCGAACCAAGAATCTTTAAATTGTACAACTTCAGTAGTCGCCGGGTCAATATTTAAGTGTGTTATCGGGGGACGAATGAGATTCAAACTATTATTAGCAGTGGTCGCAGTATATTCTTCTGAAACTAAAAGACCTAATCCACCCATATCATAAAGGTCACAAAGCTCGAACCATTCTCTCCTCCTGAATACCGCGTCTATTTGAACCCAATGCTCCGAATCAAAATACGTTGTTCCTGAACAAAATTCAAATATACCCCGTGTTGAGCACCACTCTGTTACAGATGTCCCCGTAGTAAATGTAAGTCCTGTTGTACAAGTCCCTGTGGTTTCACAAGCACCTGTTATAGTATAAACCTTTACACAGAGTCTTGGATTTCCTGTATTTCCTGAAAGTCTTATCGACATGGCGTTAGATACTCCATCATACAAAGGGTCCAACTCAGGAACTGAAACATATGTTTCACAAGAACAAGTGTATGATGTAAGACCCGATGGTTGATAAACAGGAATACAACTATTGGAAGCGGTGATTCCAGTTTCCAAACATTCACAAGTATGCATGCAAGTCAGACCTGAGGTCACTCTTGTGTAACCTGTGTCTTGTTTTGGACTTCCATCTGCATAGTGATAAAATTTGTTTTCTGCTCTTGCCCCCATGAAAAAGAATGTCCCTTTATTTTCTGGATATCTGTAATTTAATCCAACATCAGTACTACCTGTCCACCTATATCTCAACATCATCTCGGCGGTCCAACCTAAATTGACCCTTTCTGGAAAAATTTGATATCTATACCCTGGTAGTTTATAAAATCCTTGATAAAAACCTCCTTGTAATCTTGCAAAATAACCCACCTCATCTCCATAAGTTGTATAATTTAAATTGTAGGTATATGAATTGTCATTCCAAAGCCTGTTAGCGGTTGTAGTAAACCCTGTAATCGGATGCATTTTGAATCTTCTGTCGTACTTGAATCTACTAAATTTGTCATTAATATTTGTGTATAATCCTGTTGTGATATCAATAGTTTCTCCTGATATTTGTTTGACTAAACCATTGTCAATCCCTGTCAAACCGACGTCACAAAGTGTGGATGCAGACGGACAGATATTAGGATTTATACCACTTGGATTCCAATAATTTTCAGAAACTATTGTATCATTATTGAAGTTACATGTAGAAGTCTGGCATAATGTTGTTCCTGTGGAATTGAAATCGAATTTGAACGGCATAACGTTCCCATCATCATCTCCTATCAAAAGAGGAGAAAATACAACATCTTGATTAAATTCTCTTTCGTCGTTTGCTAAACATATGTCTGTGACCTCTCGAAAAGGAATCAAACCTATTTTTCTGAAGTTGTATTGGAAAATATTTTGATAAGCCATAAACTAATGATAAATACCTTGTGACATAGTATTTATGTATAAAGAATTCGTATGATTCAAATTGATAAAGAATTTTACTCTGCTCCATATTATTTTCTTTTAAGAGAAAAAAGTGATGAATATCATATATATTTTTCATATGAAAACACATTGTCAGAAGCTAGAAAAAAAGATATGATGATTAAAGTTCCCAGAGATAAGGTTGGAAAAGTTAAAAATTATATAGATTCATTAATCAAGAAGAAAACTAAAAAATCTACAAAAGATATAGGAGGTGAAATTGATGAATTAGTGAATGCAGACGGTTCCTTATCTAACTCTAAGATTCCTATTTTAGACCCTACATTACATCCAAAAAAAACTATGGACCAAACTGTTTCTGCGGCTAGAATCACAAATGACCCAATCTCTCGTGGGTATAGAACTTATTATGGTGAATCAGTTGAGGAAATAGAAGAAGAAGATATGTCTGGTGCTTTTGGTTACGAAGAAACAAAAGACCTTGATGGAATAGAAACATACAAGTACTTCAGAGATGAATTGGAAATGAACGATGAAGAAGCTCGAGATAGAACAGAAGAACAAGGAAAAGACCCATCAGGAAAAAAAGACAAAAACTCCGCATACAAGAAAGATAAAAATTTTATAACAAGAGCTACCCTATCAGAAATTCAAAAACAAAAAGCAATTAAGGTTTTGGAAGATATTTTGATGAAACAAAAAAACATTACTAAATCCGACGTAGTCGAGAAACAAAAAGAAAATGAAGAAGAAAAACAAGTTCCTAAAATCATACAAAAAAATATTAACACCTTAATAAAACAGATGGAAAAACAAGGTTTATCAAAAAAGGATTTAATTAAATTTTTAAAAAATGAATAAGTCATTATACGATAGTTTTATTGAATTTCCTAAGGATAAACAAGACCACATGAGAAAATCCATGAGTATGGTCAAAGACGTAGATAAAAACTCAGAGGGGTTCATAAGGAATAGTGAACTTCAATCCAAAAATTATATTACATATAAACAACTTAAGAGAATAAAAAATTTCTTTGATAATTTTAAAGGAAATGAAAAAGATACTTCATTTATTTTGAATGGAGGGGTTGTTATGAAAAATTGGGTTAATGACCAATTAAGAAAAATGAGAGATGGATTAAAAATCACAAAAAGAAATAAAATGGACACAGGTATGATGAATCAATTCATAAAATCACACGAAAAAAAAGATTTCATGAATGTCCGTCCCTCTCAAAAACATAAATCCACAAAAGAAAAATATGACACCGCAGTTACAGAAAGTCTCAAAAGAATAAACGAAATAATTTCAAAAATATAATATTATGGCAGAACAAATTAATCTTGATTTCAGTCAAACCGAAAAAAACACGATGACAGCTGTGGCTGACCAAGAAAGGGCTAAATTAATTCCCAAAAATGATTATAATAAAGTGGGTAATGAATACTCATCTGTAAATCGAGACGCTATTGCCGATGGCGACTCAATGGGAAGAGGAACAGGCTCTTATCTCGATGTATACAACGTAGACGCTGGTACAATTACAGATGTTGTAGAGAGGAAAAATGAAATAAAGATAAACAAATATAACTCATCCAACCCGTATCCTAATTTCGCAACATGAAATTAAAAAACATACTGAAAGGGTTAATTACTGAGATTGCTTCCATAGAAAGTATTGGTAGTGCTATTGACGGAAAAAAAGTTGTTTCTATATATTATGATGGAGATGAGCCAGGAGGTAGAGGTCTTAGAACTATTGAACCAGTATGTTTGTTTGTAGATAAAAGGAGTGGGAATACAAATCTATGCGCTTGGGACAGAGAAGGAGCCTCACATAAAGTTGCTGTTGGTGATGGTTTTTTACCTTATTGGAGACTTTTCAGACTTGATAAAATTTTGTCTTGGAATCCAACAGGTGAAAATTTCACTCAATTAAGACCTGGTTATAACCAACAAGGGGACAAAAGAGCGTCTCGAATAATTTATTTAGCTAAATTCTGAATATGGAACAATTGATGCAAAAACTAATGATGTCAAAAAAAATTATGGAGAAACATGACTCCATGTCAAGAGGTAATCATACCCCCTCCTTATCTGATAATACATCGATTAGCTCATTTAATATACCGAACGCGAAATATAATATTCCCTCCGAATTTTTACAAGAGGCTCCACAATTATCAACACCTAAAACTCAACATCAATATGGAACACCATCGATAGAATCTATAAAAAAATCGAGACTTCCTGAAGACATAAAGAATCTTATGATAGAATATCCTATCGAAAGACCGCAACAACAATCGGCTACTTTATCCAATGAGCTTATTGAAAAGGCGTCAAGATTAATGAATGAACAATCCAATAACTACCAACCCGAAAGCGCAAAACAAAAATCTAGTCCTCAATCAAAAAGTTTATCAACATCTTCTTTAGATTTGAAAACAATAATCAAAGAATCGGTCGAAGAAATACTTAAAGAACATGGTATCATATCCGAGTCTGTTGAAAAATCAAATGAATTTTTTTCTTTCAAAGTAGGGAAACACATTTTTGAAGGCAAAGTCACAAAAATCAAAAAGATTCCCTAACGACTTTCTTTATCAATTTTCAATTGTTATATTTTGGGGACATATATAAAAATCATGTCCAAAATCAATCTTTTAGTGATTCCTTCCGACAGAACAGGTGTCGGTAAATTTAGGTCAATCGACCCTCATATATTTCTTCAGAATTTATATGGGGATGATTTTCATGTAGATATAATTTATGACACCCCTGTAAATGATTTAGAATTTTTCAAAAAGTATCAAATAGTTGCTTTACACAGAAGTATCGGCCCTGATTTTGACAAGGCAAATGAACTAATTCAACAATTAAATAAACTTGGTATTGTTACTGTTTGTGATATAGATGATTATTGGATGCCAGGTAAAGAACATCCAATTCACGATGTGATAAAATTTAATAAGATAAATGAAAAGATTGTTGCAAATCTTAAGGTTTCGAAATATGTCAGTACAACAACCTCTATTTTTGCTGACGAGATAAAAAAAGTAAATAACAACATTGTCATTTTTCCAAATGCCATCAACCCAAATGAACCTCAATTCAAAGAATCCACACCTCCCTCTGATAGATTAAGAATAGGTTGGTTGGGTGGTTCTTCACACCTCCACGATTTACAATTATTAGACCAATCTTTTAGTAAACTTTCTAAGTATAAAGACAAATTACAATTTGTTCTTTGTGGGTTTGATATAAGAGGTTCCGTTACTGAAATAAACTCACAAACAGGTGAACACAAGAAAAGAGACATACTGCCACATGAAACTGTTTGGGCGAGATATGAAGAAATTTTTACACAGAAATATGTAACTGTATCTTCAGATTATAAAAAGTATCTATTACAATACTCGAAAGAAAATTTTGAAAATGCAATTAATGAGGCATATGTTCGTGTATGGACACAACCAGTCACATCCTATGCAAAAAACTATTCAAAATTTGATGTTTCATTAGCACCAATTAAGAATACAATTTTTAATAGAGTAAAATCACAACTCAAGGTTATAGAGGCGGGATTTTACAAGAAAGCCCTGATTGCAACAAATCTTGGCCCCTACACAATAGATTTGAAACATTCACTTCAGAATGGTAATTTTGTTGATGGAAATGCCTTATTAGTTGATGAGAATAGAAATCATTCTGATTGGTCAAAATATATTGAAAAACTAATTAAGAATCCGAACATGGTTGAGGATTTAGGTGAAAGATTATATGAGACTGTTAAAGACAAATATAATTTGTCAACTGTTACAAAATCTAGAGCAGAATTTTACAAATCAATTATATGATTAACATACCTTTTAATAAACTTCTTTTTATTGACATTGAGACTGTGGGTATCGAATCTTCTTGGGAACAATTAGAATCTAATCGTCCTGCTCTATCTTTTCAATTCAAAAACTACTTCGATTGGTTTCAAAAAAGGTTTCCTGAGGATGCTAACAAAACTATTTCCGAAATGTTTGTGAACAGAGCTGCTTTGGTGCCAGAATTTAATAGAATTGCATGTGTGAGTGTAGCTTTTGTTTCCGACACAAATGTGACAAAAATTCAATCCTTCAACGACTTAGATGAAAAAAAAATATTGTTTGATGTTCAAAAACTTTTAATTAAAGTAGGTGAATTGGGATTTTATCTATGTGGACACAACGTAAAAGGTTTCGATATACCTGTTTTAGCCAAAAGAATGATAATTAACGGATTAACTCCACCTAAAATTTTACCAGGGTATGATACAAAACCTTGGGAAATAAAAGCATTTGATACAAAAGATTTTTGGCAATTTGGAAATTACACAAGTATAGCATCTTTAGAACTTATGTGTGTTTGTCTCAATGTTCCGTCTCCAAAAACAATGGAAATTACAGGTAATAAAGTTCATGATGCATTTTGGAATAAAAAGGATTTCAAAGGTATTTCAGATTATTGTGAAGCGGATGTACGTTCGTTAATTGATGTCGTAACAAAAATTAATAATTTAAAATAATATGGATAAAAATTATGAGGAAGAATTGAAATCTTTGTTTGAAAGATTTCAAAAAGAAATTAGAAACTCAGGAGAAGATTTGGAAAATGATGAAATCTCAGATTTGATAGATTTGTCTTTCGAAGACTTGGAAGAGAATATTATTCTTCAACATAACACAAAAGTAATACGTTTCAAAAAACTAAACGAAGACACCAAAACCCCTTCGTACGCATACGAGCTTGATTCTGGATTTGATTTATATTCCACTGAAAAATTTGTTATTCCCGCTTTTGGTAGAGCTCTTATTCCAACAGGACTTTCATTTGATTTACCAGAGGGATATGAAATTCAAGTAAGAACTAAAAGTGGTTTATCAATAAATTTGGGATTGATAGTTCTGAATTCGCCTGGTACAGTTGACAGAGGTTATTTGGGCGAGATAAAAGTTCCAGTATTCAATGTTAATAGTAGTTCAATAATTGTAGAAAAAGGAATGAAAGTGGCTCAAGGTGTGGTTTGCCCTGTTGTTTGTGGAAAGTTTGTAAAATTCGAAGAAATGGACAATTTAGGAACTTCAGAAAGAGGTGATAAGGGATTTGGAAGTACAGGATTAAAATAATATAAAATGGGAAAGTATTACGAAAACCTTGATATTCTGATTGACTTGATAAAAAAAATAGATAAAAAAAATTTATTAGCTGAGTTCATTTTAGATTGTATCTCGCAAGCAAAAAAGGAACCAACCAAAACATCTCACGAAATAATTAAAGATTCTAAAAATAAATTTTTGAAATGATTACTATAGGTTATTCAACAAAATCACCAAAACCAGAATTTACAGATTACTTAATCAAGAGTTCAGGTTTTAAGAAAACTAAAGTAATCGAAAAGATTAATAATGGTGATAAATCCTTGTCTCAAGTTTACAATGAAATTTTAGAAGAGTCAGATACGGATATAGTTATTTTATGCCACGATGACATTTATTTCGACACTAATGCGTGGTACCCGAAAATTAAAGAACATTTCGAAAAAAGTGAATATGGTATTTTGGGGATGGCTGGAACAAGATACATGCCCAAATCAGGTATGTGGTGGGAAGACAGAAAAAAAATGATTGGTATTGTAAATCACGAGAGTGGAGGAAAAAAATGGGAGTCCAAATATTCAGAGTCGTTTGGTAATAACATCGAGCCATCAATAATTGTTGATGGTGTTTTTATTGCTATTCATAAGAAAAGAATTAAAAAAAACTTTAATGAATCTTTCAAAGGTTTTCACTTTTATGACATTCCCTTCTGTTTTGACAATTACTTAGAAGGAATCAAAATAGGTATAATAACAAATGTAAGAATCACTCACAAATCAATTGGACAAACAAATGAACAGTGGGAAAATAATAGACAAAAGTTCGAAAAAATTTATGAAAATTATCTTCCAACAAAATTACCTTTCAATTTAAATAAAAAACTTAGAGTCCTCATATCTTGTCTTATGTTTAAAACTTTCACAGGTTCTGAACTTTATGTTTATGAGCTCGCTAAAAGTTTGATGAAATTAAACTGTAGTGTGACAATTGTATCACAAATTGGCGGACCTCTTACCGATATGGCAAGAAAAATTGGAATCAAAGTTTTACCCTTTGAAGAAGCTCCTGGTTTCAAATTAGGAGACGGAAAATGGGGCATACAAACTGAAAAGGGATTTGAGCCATCAAAAGAAAATATGATGTATAGAGTATCGGAGGTAGACTTTGATATTGTTCACATTCAACACAAACCAGTTGCTGAAAGAATTTGTAATTTTTACCCTGAACTTCCAAAAATATATTCCATACACTCTGAGGTTATTAGTTTGGAAGAACCTTTCATAAATGATACGGTGAAAAAATACATAGCAATTAGACCTGAAATTAAAACTCATCTGATAGATAATTTCGAAATCAAGGAAGAAGACATTGAGGTGATTTACAATCCAGTCGATGAAGAAAAATTTAATTCCAAAAACAACAAAGAGGAGAATTACGTTTTATTTGTTGGAACAATTGACTATCTAAGAAAAGATACCCTTATGGAACTTTCTGAGTATTGTGAAAAAAACAATTTAGAACTATGGATAGTAGGAGAAAACAAATCCAAGTATTTGGAATTGTTGCTTCTTGAGAAACACATCAAACATTTTCCAGCAACTTGGAATGTAGAAAAGTTTATTAAAAATTGTAAGGAAACTGCTGGTATACAATTGGGGAGAAGTACCATTGAAGGTTGGTTATGTGGAAAGCCTGGTTGGATTTTCAAAGTAAATTCAAATGGATTTATATCCGAAAAAGAAAAATTTGACCCTCCATCTGATTTGGAAAAATATCACTCTATCAAAGTGGCTGAACAAATAAAAGAAGAATATATAAAAATAATATCGTGATTATCCTGACGACTACTTTCAATTGTGAAACGTATATTGAAAGATGTTTATTCTCAATTATGTCGCAAAGTTTTAAAAAATTCAAATGCTACATTACAGATGATATGTCAACCGACAACACTTTAAATAAAATTAAGTCGGCTATCGCAAATGATGATAGATTCGTTCTCATAGAAAATAATTGTAAATTTTATCAACCTGGAAATTACGACCAAGTTATTAGATTCAGGAATATTGAAGGCGATGAAATATGCGTTGAAATTGACGGTGATGATTGGCTGCCAAATCCGAAGGTATTGGAAAAAATTGCCGAAGTATACAAAGACTCAAATGTATGGATGACTAGTGGTTCATTCAAATATCATGACGGGAGACCTGGTTTTGCCAACCCACCACAAAAATTCACTGATATAAGGAAACAGACCTTTACCTTGTCTCATTTGAGGACTTGGAAAGCTTGGTTATGGAAAAAAATTTTATTGGAAGATTTAAAAGATGAAAAAGGAGAATATTGGAGTGTTGCAGGAGATTTATCGTTTATGTTCCCAATGTTGGAAATGGCGGGTGAGGAACATTATAGATTTTTATCAGATATTTTATACATTTACAACGAATCTAATCCAATAAATGACCACAAAGTTAACATTGGTAATGTGATTAAAACTGTTAACAAAATTAGAAACAAAAAAGAATATACAAAAATTTAGAAAAATGAAAAAGGCAAATGAACTTATAACACATTTCAGATTTGATTTAGTCCTAAAATATCTTTATGCCAAATCTATAGTCAAAAACTACAAAACAAATTTTTTCAAAGAAATGTATAAAAAACATTTAGAACTTTGGAATGGATTTGTGGAGTACGATAATCCAAATAAATGTACTTTCGAGTCTTTTAATAATGAATTTCATAAAATTATACACTCTATAAAAGAAGATGGGTTCAACTCACAAATTTCTAAAGTTCCAATTTTAGATGAAAAATACATGGTAAATGGCGCACATAGGGTGGCCGCTTGTTTAGCTTTGGATAAAGAGCTTGATACTAGACCCGCAAATATGCCCCACGATGGTCAAAAAGACTGTAGTTGGGATAACCATTTCAGAGCAATAAGACTTCCTGAAGTATACGGAAATCAAGTCGGAATTGAATATTCTAAATTATTGAAAGACACTTATGTTGTCACCCTTTTTCCGTCTGCTAAAGGAGATTTCAAATCAGCTATAGATGTAATTAATAGATATGGTAATTTAATTTACTATAGGAATATTAATCTTTTTGGTTATGGTCCATTAAATTTAATGAGAGAACTTTATGCGGGTGAAGCTTGGGCTGGTGGTCCGCATGATAACTATCACGGGTTTAGAATGAAAGAAAGCCTTTGTTATACTACAAACTCTCCAACTTATGTATTCTTAGCTCAATTTCCAAAACTTGATGATACAAGAGGTGTAAAAAATGATATTAGAAACATACATGGTGTTGGAAATCACTCTGTTCATGTGAACGATACCCACGAACAAACGATGAGACTCGCAAGAATACTATTTAATGACAATAGTGTCGAACATTTAAATAAAACAAAACCTATTCATTTCTCTAAATTTGAAAAAACAGTTCAAAGATTCAAGAAGTTTTTAGAAGACAACAATTTAGATATCGATGAATATTGTATTGCTGGCAGTTCACCACTCACAGCATTTGGTCTTAGAGAAGGGGAGGATTTGGATTATATTCATTTGAATACAACATTGATTCATGATGAACAAAATTTAATTCACAGTCATAATGATTACGGCAAAGAACTTTATGAACCAAATTATGATGAAATTATTCTAAATCCTCATTTTCATTTTTATTCCATGGGGGTAAAATTTGCTTCTCTTGATATTATCAGAAGAATGAAACTGAAAAGAAACGAACCTAAGGATGTAAATGATATTAATTTGATTGGTAGTATATTATGAAAAAAATTGTGTTAACTTCAGACAAATATTCTTTTTGTTTGGACGGGTTTCAAAAGATGATTTCGAAATATTGGTGCGATGATGACTCAGAGTTCACAATTCTTGGATTTAGTAAACCAGAAAGTGAAATACAAAAAAATTTTGAATTTATACGTCTTGGAAGTAATTTTTCCGATTCTTCTCCTTGGCACGTCGTTTTAAACCCATACTTTGAAAAACTAAAAGAAGAATATTTTTTTCTTTTTTTTGAAGACCATATTTTAGTAGATTATCTAAAAAAAAATTATTTTGAAAGGGCAAAAAAAATAATGGAGGAGGACCATTCCATCTCAAAAATAAGGGCTCACCCTCCATATGTTGGTGATAGTTTAGTTAGATACGATGATTTATTTTCTTTTGCTAAGACGGGTCAGAATTCATACTACCCAACATCTCTTCGTCCTGCAATTTGGAGAAAAGATTTCTTTCTGAAAATGCTTAACCATCCAGGTTTTATCAAAAATCCACATGATTTCGAGGTTTATAACAACATATTTTCATGGACTGAAAAAGTTTTGATACCCAATGAAATTTTTTATGCGGACTTGGATGCGATGAGACAAGGAAAACCAAACCCACAAACTTTCAACTTTGGAAAGATTGATATGGATTATTATGAAATAAACATGAGGTCCGAAGATTTTTCAATTTTCGAGGACTTGAGACAAAAGTGGTCTAAAAAATGAGCTACGATAACAATAAAATTTTTCAAGAATTAAAAGGGTGGAATAATGGAAAATATTTTGGACAATGGGAAACTGACAGAATAATTGAAACCTATTTTCCTATAGGACACTTGGGTAGTTGTGTAGAAGTAGGTGCAGCAAATGGTGTAAAAGGTTCAAATACTTTATACTTCGAAAAACAAGGGTGGAACGCTTTGTGTATAGAACCAAATCCCGCACACAAAGAATCATTAGAAAATTTCAGAAAGTTTGTAAAATATTATGCGTGTTCAGATAAAAGTGGCTTTTTACCTTTACATGTCTTCAAAGTAGGAGAAAAGAACATAATGTCCTCTTTGACATCTCTGAATCCTGATACAAGACTTTTGGAGTCTCATAAAGAAATCATAAACGAATCTTATACTGTAGTGGTAGAGGTGCATACATTAACCTCAATTTTAATGAATAAAATTGAAGACACACCTCTACACAAAGTAAAAAACATAGACTTCATTTCAGTAGATACAGAAGGAACTGAAATAGACGTACTAAAAGGTTTTGATTTTGAACAATTCGAAGTAAAACTTTTTGTAGTTGAAAATAATTATGAAGATTCCGAAATAGAATCTTTCATGTCAACTAAAGGATATATCAAAGACCAAAGATACAAAATAAACGAATTCTACATAAAATTATGAATTATTACGCTGAAGGTTTAATAGATAAAAAAATAAGAGAAGTTTTTTTTCCTGATTTCGAATATAAAGGGACAATGGTTGAGGTTGGAGCTGGTCCAGCTATATACATCAGTATGTCAAAACATTTTAGAGAAAATGGGTGGAGATGTATTTCAATAGACCCCAATCCGAAATTTGTTGAACAACATATTAAATTGGGTCATGAAATTTATCCATTTGCTTGTTCGAACGAAAATAAAAAAGGACAATTTAAAATTATTCGAGCCCCTAACACTCACGAAGATATAAATGATGGATGTAGTTGGTCTGCAATCAATACAAGATATGCTTACCCATCTGATGCCAAAGTAGAAATAATCGATGTGGATATAATTACCTTGGATACACTTTTGGAATCAATTTACGTCGATAAGATTGATTTTTTGTCAGTAGATACGGAAGGATGGGAAATTGAGGTGTTAAAAGGCTTTGACCATAATAACTACAAACCAAAAGTTATATTATTAGAAAATGTAAATGAAGACCCTAAATACTCAAGTTACCTGAGCTCTATAGGATATAAATTGGAAATTAAACAAAACTATAACGAAATTTATACAACAATCTAATTATGAAAAATTTTAAAGAATTATTCTCCTTAGGAGATTTATACGTTTCTGATTTTATTTGTGAAAATGAAAATCCTAGAGCAGGTAAAATGCCCTTGACTCTTGCAATTGAATCTGAGACTGGAGCGGTCAGACTTACCAAAACAACGGATTGTGAATTGATGTATGGAAAATATTGGTATAGGTCAGGTATAAACCAAACAATGACTGAGGAATTAAAAGGTATTGTACAAAGTTGTCTAAAATCAATAAAAGTTGAAAAAGGTGATGTTTGGTTAGATATCGCGTGTAATGATGGTACATTACTAAATGCTGTACCTAATGATATAATTAAGGTAGGTATTGACCCAGTGGACGAATCATATACCAAAGAATCAAGAAAAATTGCTAATCTGATTATTCAAGATTATTTCTCGAAGAATACCTATCAAGAATCTGAATTCGGAAATATAAAACCAAAGGTAATCACCGCTATCGCGATGTTTTATGACTTGGACGAACCTGTCAATTTTTTAAAAGACGTTTATGACATTATGGACGACGAAGGTTTGTTCGTCCTACAAATGAGTTATACTCCATTGATGATAAATCAACTTGCATTTGATAATATTTGTCACGAACACGTTTATTATTATACACTGAAATCAATAAAAAATGTGCTAGAAAAAGCAAATTTTAATATTGTCGATTGTCAGTTGAATGATGTAAATGGAGGAAGTTTCAGAATATACGTAAGAAAGGATGTAGCAACTATTTCTAAATTCAGAAATTCTCCATACCGTGATGTTGCTAATTATAGAGTTGAAAGTATTTTAGCATACGAAGAAAAAAATAAAATGGATACTGAAGCTCCTTATTTAGTTTTTTGGAATAAAATTAATCAATTAAAAGACGAAACAGTAAAATTTATTGAAAGGGTAAAATCAGATGGTAAAACTGTATGGGGTTATGGAGCGTCAACTAAGGGAAACACATTACTACAGTGGTTTGGACTTGACAATACATTAATCGACGGAATTGCTGAAAGAAGTCCGTATAAATTCGGATTGAAAACTGTAGGAACAAATATTCCTATTTTTTCTGAAGAACAAATGAGAAATAATAGACCAGATTATCTTTTGGTTTTACCCTGGCATTTTATTAATGAATTTAAAAACCGAGAAAGAGATTACTTAAAATCGGGAGGCGCTTTCATAGTACCATGTCCGAAATTCGAAATAATTTCAGGAGACGATGTCTAAAACAGCATTTATTACAGGATTGTCAGGAATGGACGGTAAGTTATTATCTAGTTTTTTATTGGATAAGGGATATCATATTATCGGGCTAATCAGAAATCAATCAGTTCACGAAATTAAAAAACACAAAGACATTGAACTAATCATTGGAGACCTGACCCAAATGGAGTCAATTTTGGAAAAATTACAATACAAAAAAATAGACGAATTTTATCTTCTAGGTGGACAATCAGAAATTGAGCCAGGTTGGGTTGACTTTACTTTAACCTATGAAACAAACGTAAATTCAACCTTGAAAATATTGGAGTTTGTTAAAAACAAGAGTAAGAAATCAAAATTGTTTTTTGGTTCATCCTCCGAAATATTTGGTAATCCAACAGTTTCACCACAAAACGAACTTTCACCAAAAAATCCAAGAAACCCTTATGGATATTCAAAATTTATAGCACAAGAGTTAATCAAACAATATAGGACTCTTTATCATGTATTTTGTTGCTCTGGAATTCTTTACAACCATGAAAGTGAATATAGAAGGAGAAACGTAGTGACAAAAAAGATTGTTCAAGAGGTCGTTAAAATAAAAAACGGACTTAGTAAAAAAATTGTTTTGGGTAATCTGCAATCAAGGCGTGATTGGTCGTCCGCGAAAGATTTTGTAAAAGCAATGTGGTTAATACTACAACAAGAAAAACCAGAAGATTACATACTTAGCTCAAATTCAATTCACACAGTAGAAAACTTATTGGATGTTGCATTCAAACACGTAGAAATACCCGATTGGAGAGAATACATAGAAATCGATAAAACCTTATTTCGAGAATGTGAAACTATAGATTTAATTGGAGATAACACTAAAATTAAATCTATAGGTTGGATATCCGATTTATCTTTCGAAAATATGATAAAAGAAATGGTAGACTACGAAATTAATAATTTAAAATGAAAAAAATTTACTTTGCGAATACCCCTTGGTCTGAAAGTAAAACTTTAGTTGAAAACTTCAGACATCAAACACCCGACAATTCAGGTATTTGGGATAACATTACATTTACACTTAACAAAGATGAAGCAGACTACATCATCGTAATGGATGAGACTTCAGAATCCGTTGTAGAAGAAAAAGTGATTTTTTTGGGTAGGGAACCCGCTGCTGTTGGAACTAAAGAGTGGACAAGAAATTCTTTCGGGAATTATCACCACGAAAAAGGTAATAGTTGGTTGGCTCAAACTTGGTGGATTAAACTTCCTTATAACGAACTTTCGGTAATTAATCCTGAGAAAACTAAAAACCTATCCTCAATAGATTCAGGAAAAAGATATACCCAATATCATAATTTCAGAGTGGACCTTAACCTACATTTGAGAAACAATTTCTCGAATGAGATTGAAGTTTTTGGTCCAATTAATAATAGGACCTTACCTTACAGGGATAAAAAAGATGGTCTCTTGGACTTCAGATATAATTTAGTTCTTGAAAATTGTAAAACAGATTTTTATTTCAGTGAGAAAATAGTTGACCCAATTTTATTATTAACAATGCCAATTTACTCTGGATGTAAACAAATTTCGAAATTCTTACCGAAAGGTAGTTTTATATTATTCGATGACAGTAAAGGGGTTGAATACGCATCCACTCAAATAATCGAAATTTCTAAATCGAATTACAGAGAAGAAAATATTGAAAATTTGAAAGAGGCTAGAGAACTGATGTTAAAAAAATACAATATTTGGTCAACAATTCATAAAGCTATAAATGAGGGAAAACTTATATAATGGAAAATTTTTATTCAAAAGTAGAAGAAGGTAAATTACTTCACATGGTTGTCAGAAAAGAGGACATTCTTACAGGAAGAAAAGATGTTGTATCAGAAGAGAACTTTATTCAGTGTTCAATCTTGAATATGGAAAAAGATAAAACATTCAAACCACATAGACATATTTGGAAAGAAAGAACAAGAAACGTAATTGCTCAGGAAAGTTGGATTGTTGTTCAAGGGTCTGTTAAATGTATTTTTTATGATTTGGATAACACTGTATTGGCAGAACCGATACTAAACGTTGGTGATGCTAGTTTTACTCTCGAAGGTGGTCATAATTACTTGATTTTAGAAGACGATACATTAGTTTACGAGTATAAAACAGGACCTTACGAGGGACAAGCATTAGACAAAACATTTATCTGATATGAAATTACATCTTGGATGTGGATGGAGGAATTTCGGTGAGGGTTGGATTAATATTGACGGTGGAGATTACGAACACTTACACTATAAAGACATTACCAAATTACCATTTGAAGACTCATCTGTTGAACTAATTTACGCCTCACATGTCCTCGAGTATTTTGATAGAATTGAGGTTGAAAACTTATTAAGGGAATGGAGAAGAGTTTTAAAAGATAATGCAGTGTTGAGGTTAGCTGTACCTGATTTTGAATCAATGACAAAGTTATATTCTCAAGGAGAGTCTTTAGAAAAATTTTTGGGTCCATTATTCGGAAGAATGAAAATGAGAGACTCAATTATCTATCACAAAACGACTTATGATTTGAAATCTTTATCTACAGTTCTTAATAATTGTGGATTTTATGATATAAAAAAGTATAATTGGAGAGACACCGAACACAGTATGTTTGATGACCACTCACAAGCTTACATACCACACATGGATAAAGAAAATGGAACTTTGATAAGTTTAAATATTGAATGTAAAAAAAATAAAAAATGAATTTGAATAATTTCAATTTTAAATCTGAAATAGATTTTGACCTTCTAAAGAGTAATTTCCAAACTGAATGGATAAATGAATTAGATAATATAATAACAACTTATGTTGATACCTATAGGGGTATGAACAATAAAACATATTTTTACAAACCAGGTAATTACGATAAGAGGAATGAGAAAAAGACTCCGAGGGAAATTTCTGATTATTTTAAACGTACTTTGTATGCTCCTAATATCTACATATTAGATTTTGTTTGTAAAAACATAGATTTTTTTAGGAATCAAATTTTTTTGGATAATGGTGCAGGAATGGGAGTTTTGTCAGTATATCTAAAAAAGTTAGGTGTAGTTTGTTTTAATTATGATGATTTTTCTCAAATTAGAGAAGTAGTATTTGATACGTTAGTCGAAATACGACTTAGTTTAAAAATTGAGAGAGTTACTAATATAGTACCCAATAAATTTGACGTACTAACTAGTTCAGGAATAGGTATAATGAACCCTATTTTTCTTAATCGAGATATCAAACTTATTATGGTTGACTCTAGGTATGATTTAGATTCCAATCATACAAATAAAGGAATAATTAAAGAATTAGTATCCAACGATAATGTTTTAAAATACAGTGACCTTTCTATATACTTAAAAAAATAAAACATGAATAATTTTTTAATATTAGAACAATTTGAAAAAAAATTGTCAGATTTTTTTGGTAGCCCTTATGCCGTTGTAGTAGATAGTTGTACTCACGGAATTGAATTAGCTCTTAGGTATACAAATTCTAATAAAATAAGTTGCCCAAAAAGAACTTATTTATCAATTCCCTTTTTATCAAAAAAATTAAATATTAACTTGGAATGGAAAGATGAAAATTGGGAGGACTATTATTATCTTACTGATAATATC